AGTTGTGGGAAAGAAGCATCAGTAGGAATTGATTGCAATGGTGTAGAATTCTTGCAATATTGCTGTGATGGAACTATAGATATATATGAGCTAAAAGGTTGTATAAATCTACCAAAAAAGATTAAAGAAGGAAACGGAAATGAAACAAGAAGAAGCAATAGAGTTTATGTGGAAAGAGAACGTGAAAAGCTTCAAAGGTATTCAATGGGAAGAACATAGAACAATAAGGATATTACACGATAAACTTATACGCAAAATCTATGATGATTTCAAACTAGAACTTGAAGCGGAATACAAAAGAGGATGGAAAGATAGAGCTACTCAAAGTGACTTAGAGAGTAGAACTTGTAAAAGTAGAACTTGTGAAAATTGCAATCATCGTGAATTCAATGGAGAATTTGAAAATGATGTATGTAAAAATATAAATTCATTAATGCTAGAATACGAAATATCAGCAGACTTTGGATGCAATAAATGGGAGCAAAAATGAAATCACTCATATTCTTACTTATAGCTTCAATAGCTATGTCGTCAACAATACGCTACAAGCGTGTATATGTTGACGAATGTATGTCGCTTACAGATGTAGTAGAAGCCACTGCTAAAGATGGTACAAAGACTTACTACTACAACAACAAAAGAATGGATAGGCGGTACAAGATAGTGCCTTGTAGCAAAGCGGAGAGATTCTGTTTGATTGAAAAGGATAGAAAATGAAAACATTAGAAGAACAATTAGCTGAGGCTCAATCTTTACTAGATAGTATTAAGCTACAAATAGAAAACAAACAAAAATGCCCACAAGATGGTACTATCTGTGAGGTGTGGGATGATAATGATACCAAAGGTAAAACTATGCATTATTCCAATGGTGATGGAACTTTTAGAATGTACACCAATTCACACATAGTTACAACATTTGATAACTTCAAACCATTAGAAATGGGGTTAACTTTCTCTGATGAGATTATACATAGCGAAGATATTACGTCAGAGATGGATAAACAGTTAGCTTTGTGCTGGGACAATACGGTTACTGCTGAAAAAAGAATTAGAGTGATTAATGGTACACTTAAGCATACCTATGGTCTTAGTGGCTCTAAAGACGGGTATCAATTTGACAACTACCAACTCTGTACAACACCTATTGGCAATTTACCACAATGGGCAAGAGATATGATAGATGCTTGTGAGGATTAATAAATGCCAAAGGAAGCAACACATCTGCACATTTAGCACAAAAGGTACACGTAATGGTTGTATGTATACTAACTACGCTAAAGTAGAACACATAGAACCTTGGATGCTAGCCGTGCAAACTAAATTAGAGGATTGAAAAATGAGTATCATAAGTAGAGAGTTATTAAGCGAAGTACTGGGGATTGATGTTGCAAAAATAATTAAAGAGGAGTATTCAAACAATGTTAGTATATATGAACGGGATTTTCAGTACCCAGTAACATACAATGCGTCAGCATATTTGACTATAAATATACATGAACTAGCCCATAAGTGTAAAGAGTGGGCTTATGAAAATGGATATCATGTTAATAGTTTACATAGATGTGCAAACCAAACAGATTGGTGGGAATCAAGAGTATGGAAATTTGAAGGTGGAGAACTTGGTGCTAGATGTGAAAAGGCTAGCACAGAGCCAGAAGCAATATTTAAATCTGCTCAATGGATTTTAGATAATAAGGAAACAGAGTGCAAACATTAGAAGAACCTACATTTAAAGTTGGTGCCTGGATTAGATTTTCAACTACAAAACAACTATTAGGTAGAGTTGCAGGATTTTCATCAGCTAATGTACCATACATAGTATCAGGAGAAGATAAAATCACTCCAAGCACACTCGAATTAGAACTTTGGGCTCCTAAACCTAACGAATGGTGTTGGTTATACGGTAAACTTATTAAAATCACTGATATTTCAAGTATTGAATATTGCCAATATATTACCTCTGTAGGAGATAATAATGAAGCCTCTTATGAATATTTACAATCTAATTGTGAGCCATTTATTGGAATACTTCCAACATTTCTAAAAGATAAACAATGAAAACAGATAAACAAATAATTGACGCTATGTTATTACAAGACGAAAAAAATGCTATCCATCAAGAAATGTTACAAGATGCTTTACATGAACATAATATGAGAACAGACATAGACTATTTCTTTGAGCATAGTAACTTTGATCAATTGAAATCAGACTACGACAAACTACACAAACAAATGTGGGACTACGGATATTATGGCTCGCTTAAGGACTATTTATGACAACATATACAACAAACATGACTATTAAACAACTGCGAGAGTATAAAAGTGAACTTATCTATAAAACATATGATTTAGATAAAGAAATAATTGCTAGAACTAAAAGATTTAGCTCTAACATTGGAACAGTATATAATCATAATCCTTTTGTCTTTCTAATGAAAGGTGGCGCAGAAATAAAATTTCTTGACGGATATAAATTTGATATAACTATCAATATATATTCTAGTTGCCCATCAACTGATGAGGTTGAAGTTTTACAAGCATATATGAAAGAAAAAACAGAACTTAAGATAGAAGCATTAAGAATCGCAAAACTCATATTTAAAGATTTTTTAGGTAGAGAGGCTAGAACAACAAATCTAGATTAAAGGAAATAGAATGCATAGATTTAAAATAGGCACCCAAACATGAAATATGTGTGCACAAAAGGTAAATAATGAAAACAAATAAGGATTACCTATGACAACAACTAACGCAGGAATTGAATACACATTACCACAAGTTTATCTACTTCAAGAGAGTGGACTTGGCACATCGGAGTTTGCTGGTAGGACTGCCTACGATAGCTTTAACAAAAGTGAAAATTTATGCATAACTGATTTAAACTTTCATATTGATTGTAACAGTAGTCAAGAAGTAGAAGTTCCTATGTGCATATCAGCACTCAACAACATAGAATCATCAGAATTACTGACATCACTAGCTTGGGTACATCATCATCACTCAGTACTAGAACACTGTAACCTTACATATCTTATAAAAGGTATTTCTCGCGGAGTACTTCAGGAATTAGTACGCCATCGTATTGCATCATACACAGTTCGTTCCACTAGATACACTATGCAATCTATTCTTAATGCATTTATTGCTAGTTATAATAAACCACAAGAACGTTTGATATTTCGTGAATTAGTGCCTAACTTTTCTGTATTTCCAAAAGAATCTGTATGGTTCATTCATGAATGTGAGTATATATTCTCCAAGTTAAATAATCAACTACAAGTACTAGGTTATGAACAATTCATGGAATTAGTCTTATCAAAAGATGCACGAACTAATGGAGCTATGAAACAGTTAACATCAGAGACAATGTTTAAAGTACTGGAATCGTCTAAACCTAAGCGTAATGTGGGTGACCCATTTAAGCATCTCGTCACAGATAATTGGTACACAGATTTAGTTATGACCATGAATTTACGCAGTCTAAAGAACTTTTTTGAACTTAGAGACTCAGGAGCTGCATATTTTCTAATCAGAGAACTTGCTAAACAAATGAAATTAGCAACTCCTAGTAAATACCTCAAGCTTATCTGTAAAGATATAAAGGACTAATATGACAGTAACAATCAACATTAATGGAGTAGATGTAGAAATACAACTAACTCCAGAACAAGAAGCATTAGCAGTTAAACAAGCTAAATCTAAATTTGAATGGAAATATGAACTAGACGAAGATGGTAGTTGTATTATGATTGATTCAGAGAGTATAAGAACTTGTGGTATATATGATTACTATATTGAACATGGTAGATACCGTAAATCTCAACAAGCAGCAGAACAGTCATTAGCACGCAATAAACGTGCTAATAGGTTAGAGGCGTTAGCAGAGCAGTTAAATGGATTAACTGAATTTGTAGCAGACTCAGCTAATTACTACGTGTACTGTGAGAAGTTAGAATGGAGGTGCTCGGGTACAAGTACATACTACCCTGAACGAGTGTATATGACAAAAGAGTGTGCTGCTGAAATATGTCGTATGCTAAACGAAGGTGAATTTTCACTTGATAGTGAACTATAAAGGAATAACTGACATGTTTATGTTAATAACAACTCACGAAAAAATCTTAAAGGAACAACAAGTTCTATGTAACAAATACAAAGAACAAGTTGTCAATTTGAAAGAACAATTACGTCTTAAAGATATTTTATTAGGTAAGTCTAAACCACTAACTGAAAGTACTATATCTACAAAGCCATCTAAGTTTAATTCAACTGAAAAAGAGCCCTATATTAATCATTATTCTAATACTGGTTCAGATAATGTATTACCATTAGCAATTTTATCTACAGCATTATATGTGCCAGAAGAATCTGATCAACCTATCGAAACAACAGTTGACCCTAGTTCTAATGAAATTGCGTCTGCAGCTAGCAGTAGTTCTCATTATGATATATATTCATCACCCTCTAGTTCTTATGACTCATATAGCAGTTCACATTCATCCTTTTGTGACTCAAGCTCTAGTTCATCTAGCTGTAGCTCAGACTAAAGGATATACATGAAATATATTACATTAATCTTACTAGCAGTCCTGCTATTCACTGGATGTGGAGACACTTCAGATGAGCAACAAGCTAATTCCGCACAACAGTATCAACAACCATCAACTACACAGCAATCAGTACAACAGCCTTCACAGAACCATAGCAATGAATCTGACTCTAACTTCGGAGAAACTGTAGCAGGAGCTGCAATTGGTTCAGTTATTGGTAACGTAGTAGGCAACGCCATCAACGGCTCCAATAGTAACTCTGGTAGCAATTATAACTATAGCACCACAACTAGCAATCCTAGAAACTCAACTAGCTATTCTAGTTCAAGTCAACCAACTCCGACTAAGTCAAGTGTAGCAACCAATACACCTGAGCCTGTAAAGGCAAGCTATCGTACTCAATCAACATCGTCTACATACAAACCTGAACCAGCTAAAGCTAGTTACCGTTCATCTAGTGCGTCATCAAGTCGCTCATCATCAAGCTCTAAAGCTTCATATAGAAGGAAATAACCAATGTTTGGAAACATCATGAAACGCCTTAAAGGCACGGCATCAAGTATCGCAGGTTCAGCATTATCAGCTGATAAAGAAACAGTAATGGAAGCCATAATTGCTTCAGCAGTATTAGTTGCATATGCAGATGGTACATGCCAGAACGAGGAAGTTGACCAAGTCAACAAACTCATCAAATCTAGTCCACAATTACGTGAATTCCATAACGAACCAGTACGTCTATTTGACAACTATTGTGATCAAATGGAAGCATCATACATGATGGCTAAAATCGACCTCATGAAGAAAGTATCAGCAATCGCTGGAGATACAGAAAACTCACCTAGAGTACTTATATCTGCAATTGAAGTAGCAAATGCATCCAAAAAGAAAGGGGATAAATCTCCTATATCTGATGCAGAAGAACAAGTACTTAGTAACATTGCGCGTGAACTCGGACTCATGCTTGGCAAGTATATTTAATCATGCAATCACTACAGATATAATTTTTCAGATTTACTAGACCAGCTTTAGGTTAACTGGCATTGAGTGTTTAGTCATGTTTTCCTTCATGTAAGACCAGTACAGCCGAGGATGAGCTCTCGCAATTGTATGAGTAGCAAAAGATACTCCGTTTATACACGTATAGTAGAAGGTCGTTAAAACTATCGTTAGTATTCGTACGCTTTGAATACGTAGCAGTACTACAGTGCTTAATCTGTAGTTTAACTTTTGATGTTACTTGTAAGAGGTTTTAGTTTACCTTTCCAAGTTAAATAGTAGTGGTGGAATCAACCATGGGTTACCTGGTAAAAGACACTCCAGTGTCCAACCTTTATAATTATTCTGAATAGATGCATTTTTAATTATAATAACATATGAATTGGTATCAAATCCCTAGGTGTAAGTCCTAGGGCTACTATATAACATACGATGGTCTGGCGAAAAAGGTAAACGCTCCTGTATAAAAATACGGGTTCTGTAGGTTCGACTCCTACTAGGAATTAATTACTCCGAATATGGTAAGTGTTCAGGTTCAAATCCTGAGTCCATCATCAAATTAATATGTCTTGGGAAGTTCACTTCAAAATATACATTGTCAGAACGCGTCTGCTTGTAATTAGTTGGTCAGAAAGCCAACCCTCGACACCATATAACATTCCAATGAGCATACAAACGAACTTTGTGTATAGTAGAGAGTACTATACAAATATTTCATCCTAGTTCTGCTGTATGTTCTTTGGAGTCTTATGACCTCATTTATTTTAATTATTAAACTTCACAAGGAAATCAAATGGCATATATCATCGGAATAATTCTAGCACTCGCCGCAACTACAATCGTATGGGCAACTCTTAAATTTATGAAAAAGGATAAATAATGAAATTCTTTTCAATTATCATTGGCTTATTAGCAGTAGCAATAGGATTTCTTTACTTATTCGTTCAGTATATTTATGCTGGTAAATATGTACAAACTAGTTCTGCAACCGCAACAACCGGAATCATATTCAAAGAAACATTGAATCTTAAGGAATTCCGAAATGTTTCATCTGGAAATGATATCTGGGGCAAATACACATGTTACACACGATCTGACAGACAATCTGAAGTAACTATAGTCTACTGCAATAAATTTTGCACTAAATAACTCTCAACAACATTAAAGGAAATACATGAACTCTAAAGAAATCACAATCATTTTATAATTAATTATCCGCATAATATATAGCAATTACATCTTTAGTAAATAGCTCAGTATTACCAGAACTTAATATATCTGGGCCTTTGTATTGATATTGCTTATACATCTTGAGTAATTTCTGTTCCCAATCATAAGCATCTTGACCTATATCATATAATTTCTGTTTAACTATTTCAATCTTACTTAAATCATTTAAGTTAAACCTTGCTTCAACAGTTCTATTTGTTATACCAATTTTATACAAAACTTGATTTGCATCAGTTGTTATTTTTAAGTAATACAGATATGCTGGTTTATTAATATCAAATCCAGTAACGGCACAACTTGGACAACCACAACCTTGTAAATGATTAGTAGGTCTTTGATGAAATGTTCCATGAATCGGACAAGTTATTTTAACTTTTGTCCAATTATTAACATACTCTACTAAACTATAATCATACAATCCATTATGAATAATTGTAGCTCTTTCATTAAATTCAATTTTTGCTTGTAAAGATAAAATTAATGAAGTTTGCTCTTTAGCACATTCCGGACAAGTGGTACCTTTTAAATGATTGTGTGGAGTTTGTTCAAACACTCCATGAATACCACATACTATTTGTACTTTAGTACTAGCATCTGTATAATTAACTAATGAATAATCATATTTATTATTGTGTATTTTACTAGCTTTTATACTAAACTCTTTTCTTGATTTTTGTATTTTTGAATTATCTGCACAAGTTCTGCATTGTGCAATAACTCCTTTTTTAATACGGGATGTAGCACATTTAAATCCCTTATAACATATAGGACACTCATAAATACCATAAGTCATTCTCTTACCTTTACTGCCATATTCTAATAAGCCTAAGTCTTGTAACAGTTTCATTACTTATCCTTATTGAGTAATTGTTTTACAGCTTCAGTAACGAAGTCTGACTGACTTACGTGCATCATTGTTTTACTATCATTTACTTGTTTTAGGTGTTCTTTCATCTCTGCAAGTATTGTCGGGTCCATTGTTATTGTGACCTTAACATATTTCTGTTTATACATCATTAATCCTTTATTGCTTTATTTACAGAAATTTTACCATAAACTTACTTAGGAGTTGTTTAATGACTAATAATGAACTTACTTTAATCACAAATAATATAAAAGGGCAACTTTCTAGTAAAGCAGTTGCCCCTTTAATAATTGCTGGAACTCCAGGAATTGGAAAATCTTCTTCACTTAGAGCATTAGCTGCTGAATTAGATATGAACATTGTAGAATTCTCTTGTCCCACCTTAACAATCGAATTTCTTAGTGGATTACCTAATGAAACAGCTTTAGCAGGATTTATTAAATCTTTAATTATTCGTATTACAGATAAAGTTATAGGAACTACGTGGTCCATGCCAGAAATGTTAACTTCTGTATGGACAGCCGCAGAAGAAAAACCAACAATTTTGTTATTGGATGATTTTCATGGCATGGCACCACATTTACAATCTTATTTTTATCAATTATTACTTGATAAAAAATTAGGCAACTATAGATTACCAAACAATGTTGCGATATTAGGAACTATGAATAACTCAGATCTTGCAGGATTTAATGGAATCTCAAGTGCTATACGAAATAGATTAAATATCTTAGTAATGCAATTTAATTTTGAGCACTGGTTTACAGTAAATGGAGGTAATCAATTGCAGTATTTAGTAGCCTCCTTCCTCAAGGCTAAACCACATTATACTCAGGAAGATGAGACAACTGGTATTGAGGGATATGCCACTCCACGCGCCTGGACCGCAATTGCTGCTGAACTTAGCTTACATGAGGATCCTATTGGATTTGCTTATGCAGTAGCTCATATGCAAGTATCAACCGCAGCTGCACAAGCTTTTCAAGCACATGTTGCATATATTCAAGCAATTGACTTTACTAAATTAGTTGCAAACCGTACATTAGTTGACCTTAGCAAGCAAGATCCACTTGATTCAATTATTTACTCATACATCACCAACTTTATTCACACTCTTGATGACGCGATGTACTTATTCGAATTACTTGCTATGAACCATTCTAACGCAGCATCTGCATTTGTTGGATTTGTTATTGGCGAACTCTACATCAAGCAACGTACTATGGACACAGCTTCTGACGGACTTAAGTTCGCTATCAAGAAACTCAGCCATCAACCTATGATTGCATCAGATTATCCGAACACCTCGAAAGCTAAGTTCGATAAACTATCAGTAGAACCAATTGAGAATATCCACAGTTATATGAAAATAGCATCTCAGTACTTATTATAAGGCTTCTTCATGACTCAACTTGAACAATTATTGCAAGTAGGTGTATTAACTGGTTCTCGCGCATTTAATTGCTCAACAGCAGAATCTGATTGGGATATCGTAATACTTGAATCTGATTGTGCACGTTTAATGAATGGAGACATTATAAATGATACTCAATTTGATAAGTGGGATCATATTATAACAGACGATGGAAAGGCTTATTGGGATTTATATGGATATCCTGAATTTGAGGATGTGCCTCGTCTTGAATACGATGAATATACAATTGGGGACCATTAATTCGTATTGTGAAATATTATCCAATAGATTCACCAGATACTATTATCAATTTATTTGTTTATGAGGATGGCGATGCAGATATATTGCCTAAATTTGTTGAACTTAATAGTCTCATGAACTTCTTATACGGGCATGAAATATCTGATAGAGAGAAACGCATTGAAGCATTTACAAAAGTCATTAAGCACGTAGGAATTACCAATTTTTAAGGAATTAACATGGAATTTATCTGTATCACCGAAACAGCAGCAACTACCCAGAAATTAATCAGAACTTGGGTTAGTTCAGGATATACTATCAACATAGTTGCACAATCTAGTGCTTACATACCAGACGAAGGTTTGGTAATCACAACATCCTTATGGAGACAAAAATGAAGGACATCAAATCAACAGAAACGTACAAGCAGTTTATGTACGAAATCCCTCACTTCATCTACAGTGAAGTAGCGAAATCAACTAACCAACTTTGTGGACTTAGCAAAACATCTAGCATGATTGCTAATTTATTCACAACTTTACCATTGCAGATTGAACTTCGTCACATCACAAATCAACCTAAGCCTCGCAAAAAGCTTAATGCACTTGAGGAATTCACTCATGCATACTTGAAGCACGATGACTCCACAAAAGTAATCATTGCATTTTGGTATGATTCAGAAAAGCATATCAAGCGAATCACTAAAGCAATCAACAAGCATCCTGAATTCTTTGCTTATTTGTATATGCGTGAAGCACTCAAGCTAACTCGTCGCATGAATACGCAAACTCACTATCGTATGATGTCTAGCATCATCAAGCACAACAACCCAGCTATTGCAAGCACTCAGCATTACAAGTACAGCATTCAAGCATGTAATTATGCAGTTAACGAGACTATTAAGCAACTGTTTGCAGCATCTCCATTAGCAAATAAGTTCAACACAATCATCGAAGGTCAAGCATATGATATTTCTTACGCAACTCTTTCAGAGATGGACATTGTAGCTAAACTTGTAGTTGCGAATCTGTCTAACGACGAGGAGCAATCAGAGGAATTTGATGATGATTTTGTGTATGACCACACTTTCAACTCAATTTTCTCAGCAGATATTAATGGATCTATTCCAGCAGATGAGTATATTCAAACAAATCTTGGGGAAACTCTAGAGAATCATTTGGGTAGCATGTCTCGCGGAACTGGTTCAGCAGCAATCTTTGGACAATTCTTTACTGCAAAGAAAGTATCCACTGGATGGTTCAAGAAACTTGCAGCCAAGTTCTCGAAGGATGTTTACTATATGACTAACACCTTCAAATCTCAGTGGTCTAGCTTGAACATCACGTATCGTCATAAGTTCAAAGCACCAAATACCTCGTATGAGGACAATAAACTTTCAGTAATTCTATCAGTAGATCATTCTGGATCAGTTTCCACGGAAGGTCTTCAGCAATTATTGTATCTCTTCGAGAAGCAATCTAAGCGTATTACGAATCTCATTGTACTTATCCATGATACGGAAATTGTGCGTGAATTCACTATCAAGTCTGATTTTAACATCAAGTCTAATCCAGATTTCTTAGCAGCATTATCTCATCGTTACACCGTAGGTGGAACCTCCCATAATCACGTATTCAGTAGAATTAACGATATGTTAACAACTAAGCAAATTGATCCAGCTAAGTCTATATATATCAGTTTTAGTGACAATTTCTCAGATATACCCGCTTCAATGACTAAGTATCCAGCAATTAAACAATTGTCTGTAACTTTTTTAACGCCTGAAGCGAATCCTATGAACATCGTAGGCTGTACAGACATCAGCATGCAGTAAATTTCATGGATGATTTCTTGTACGCAGTGTATGAAGAAGCTATCAATAACATTGATTTAACTAAGTACAATTATTTAACTAGGCCGCAGATATGGTGGGATATAAAAGGATTAATCATGCCTATTCAACTAAAGATAGATGATTATTCAGAACATGAGATAGTTTTATTAAAATCTTTAGAGAATAAGATAGATACAATACTTGGATTGAAATAGTTTCCGCTTTTAATACAGGAATATCTCCTGTATTAATTCAACATCATATTTATTAGTAAACTTCCAACCGTATCTGTTGAGGTATAAACGCAACAGACTAAGCCCCACTAGAATTTTGAATTGATCATTCTTTTTACCTTAGAGGGCGGATTAAACAGTCACAGTCCTAGGCTACTGTAGATAGTCACGGAAGTTTATTAATACATATTTTTAACTCTCAAGGAATCAACATGACACCATACACTTCAATCGCATCAATTATCAATACTGCTAAACCTAATCTGAAGGAATTCTGGTCAGTTATTGATCCTAACACAGCAAATACAAAGTACAAGGAATTAATCAACGAACCTTATTCACATCTTAATTTATTTAAGATTGAATTATTATTAGTTTATATGGACACACATAGCAAAGCGGGGGTATTTTCAGAGGGTACAAAAGTATTCAAGGAATATCTTGATAAACATTACATTATTACAAACAATTTATTTCATATAAATGTAACCTATGCAAGGCTTCAAGGATTTACTTTAAGTCCTTATGCAGAACTACCTAAGCACCTAATTATAGGCAATGTTATAGAAGCTAAACAGTATTTAAATCCTTATTTGCGTAGCAAACTTAATACTACAGAAACCACAAGTACTGCATATGGTAAGTCTATTGAACCTAATTATATGTCCTTAACAATCTTCCAGCAATGGATAACTACTGTTAAGCCATTTAACTCAGTGCAAGCAGAGGAATTCATCAAGCAATGCACAAACTTTCCAAAGGACTTTAAGAATGACTTTATAAACAGCATTCTTGGGCATTGCACAAAACCATCAATCTCATTGCAGAAATATTTAACGAACCGTTGCAAAGATCTAAAGAATTACCCTTCTGTTAATAGAAATACAATACGCAGTAATTCTAATCAACATCTAACTTTTAGAGCAGTACTTGATTCAGCAGACTCTGCATACAAACCTTTTGTGACAAACATCAATCGTTTAGCACCAGATACTGAGTATGAAGTAGAAGCAACTATTGGATATGCATTTGCTACATTACAACAATCAAACTATTCACAAGTTTTATATGATGAACTTATCAAGCATGCGCAACAAGCACCTTCTGACATTCTAGACATTTATAAAGCTAATTTATTAATTGCACAACAAGCATTAAATAAACTCATCAAGGATTTGTAATGGATATATTTCTTTATCAAGTAGCAGTTGAACAACTTAATGGTACTAAGTATGCACATGAGCTTGAAGCATTAGTACGTAAGTGGCATAAGGAATTAACAGATATATGTTTATATAGCAGTTCTATGGACTATATGAAACTTAAATTTACTTACAAACTATTTATTCTTTCACTTAATTTATTTGCAAATAAATCAAAGAAAATATTGCCTGATTTTATATACAATTTGCAAACTAGTTATCAACGAGAGATATTGTCTAAATTGTATACTCCAAAAGCAAACTCATTATCTATACCTTTATTGCAGTATGAGGAATTTATAGACTTCTTTGAATTTGATACAGTGGTCAAAACACCTAATAGCAGTATATGTTATATCACAATCTTACATAATATCCTTTTAGATAGGCCTATTCATTTCAAGTTTGACTTTAAACAACAGTTAACTAATTTTGATATTTATACAGCATATGCTTTAGACACAGAGAACAAGAAATTTATATATGCTTTACGTCTTAAGCAAACTTTATCACCAGATACTCCATCAACTGTAATAGATACATATTTGGCACATACATTAGCAGACATTATTAAGCATACGGACATTTCTGAGCGTATACTTTTAATGCAGCAACACACAACAGCAATGCAAACTTATCAATCAACTTACGGAGTATTAGCAAATGGCTAATCATTCTGATTTTAGTATAACTCTTACTGGACAATTATTTGATGTTCGAGCAGCTTATGATGAATTTACCTCACAGGATTATTTTAACTACAACATATCAGAAATATCGGATAACCACTTCACTCACGAACCACCTACTTGGCATATGTCTGGTAGTGGTCGTTGGGGTATAGAGGTAGAGTTACTAACTGCATTAGCAGAGAAATATCACCTATCTGGTGAAATTATTGATGCAGAATCAGGGAGTAATTTCTTCATTCAAGTTGAATTAACTGATGGAGAAGTAACCTATTCTTGTAACACTGAGTATATGTCAGAAGAACATGCTAATTGGCTAAATGACCCATCGTATTGGACAGAATCATATGATTATGCCTTAGAGGAACCTGAGGAACACCCAGAAATCATAGAATTTCTTAATAAATTTGGAGTACAGCATGAGTAATCTTGAAAGTGTGTCTCAGCAAACTCTTGTGGCTATGCTTAGGGCGATGTATCCTGATTTAGTTATTAATTTATCTTTGAATGGTATTTCATTAACCGGGCTCTCTCCACAGCAGAAAGCACAGCTAATTCGTGAGCAGAAATTACAAGGATTCACTAATGGTATTATGGACCTTGTTATCTACTTACCGAATGCGCAAGTTCTTAACCTTGAACTTAAGCGACCTAAAGGCGGATCTCAATCTACTGATCAATTAGTTATCCAAGCCAAGCTTGAAGCACTTGGACATAACTATTTCCTCATCAGAGATATTTATGATGTATTCAAGCTTATTGCAGAACGCACCTCAATCGAATTTCGTAGATGGCAGTATGGCACATTTACTAATTCACCAGCTTTCAAGCTTTTTCCACAAATTGAACATTTGTATCAACTTTAAAGGAGTCTATAATGAATATAGAAAATATAACAAATAAACAGATAATAGATTACTTAAATAAGATTGCTATAGATTCTTGTACAACAACAGTGTATAGAAAAGATGATATTTTTCCTCTACTATTAGCACTTTTAGCAGAGCGTATGTCAACTTAGCAGTATAATTTATGACTGGATGATAGAGGTACATAGCCAATTGGCTTAGTATGGGGTTGGTCGCAAACGTCTTTATCAATCTGCAATCGGCACTGCAGCACAGCGGTTTGATCCCGTGGACTAATTGGAACATTAGTACTCAGTTATTGGAGTATATCAGTAAATCGTTGGAAACTAGCGTAATTAGTCTCGAAGAAGATAAGCTTATCGGAGTCAACTGAATAGTTGGCTCTAGTAATTTTATCAATTTATTTTAGGAGCCTATATGAGAAAGAAAACTAAACAGAAACTGCTATATAATATAACCTGGCCATTTCGTATGTATTTTTATTTTATAAATACATTGCTACAAATATATATGAGAGTATTTAAAAAATAATTTATTTTAGGAATACATATGACAACATATTTACTTACATTTGCAAACATATTTGAAGCAGCTGCTTTTAAGGAAGCTGTCCAAAAATATACTCATACTATAAACTATTTTAATTATAAGTCTTGCAGCATTAATATATCAGCTTTACAAATGTTAACTATGTTACGTGTATATAATGTCTTATCTAAAGACACTATTGTTAAGTATAAACAAGTTCGTAAAGGTATCACTAGATACCCAATATTTAAGTTTTAGGAGTTGTCCATGCTTAAGATAGGACATTACGATTATGAGGGATTAATTGAATCTTATCTAGCGCAGGATAAACAATCTGCAACAACCGCAGACAATCGAATGTCTTATAAGGGAATTAAATTATTCTCCTATAATTCTAAACTTGCACTAATCAGCAATTCTAAACTATCAACTTTATATATTGATAAAACAACGGCTAAATATTCCAAGACATCACAAAGACAAACCTGTAAATTATTGTATGTAGCGGCAGAACAGAATTGGGTAGTATTTATAGTAAATATAGATAGATCACGAGAATCTAATCTAGAACAATTTTGGAATGAAATAGAACCGCTTATTACACGCTATAAACGAGCTCGTACACGTAAGCCTTTTATCAAGCAATCCATTCACGAAGCAGTAAGCAACGCACAACACTTTGCAGAATGGCATGAGCTTGACCCAACAATTCCGGATATTCTTATGAGGCACTTATTTATCAATCAACTACTTAAATAGGAATTTATATGGCAATCACAACTGATATACACTTTAGTAAACTGCTTGAACTTAAACAACGTATTGAATTCTTACAAAATGATGTTGATCCAGATATTTTAATCGGAGCTATTGAACGAGAACTTTCACAATCATTTGAATTTCAATGTACTTTTAATATAGGTCTCTATCGTAGAGGATGGAGATACTATATTAGAGTTTTAACTATACAGCATTCAGAAAACTTTGGATCAATCTATCCTGAAACTAAACTTGATGCATTACATGAAGCACTAGAAGATTTAACAAGACATAATATATGATAACACTACATTTAAAGGTTAAAGATAATACAAATACAATATTAGTCCGTTCAAAAATCACCAAAAATTATAGTGTATTTTGTGCTAAAGAGAATATTTCAATTTCAAAAACAAACCTAAAAAATTTAATAGAGTATAAAATTTGGAAAAAGCAGAATGCTAAATTAAGTTTAACACCTCTCCCAGGACATTTGCAATTTTGCAATAATACTACAATTACAGAAACTTATGAATTTATAGCTTATTTAATGCACACACCTTTCAATGGAATTTATCAAACAGATATACTACTAAATTTATTAGTTCCATACAAAAAACTTATATTTGCAGATAATGGAAGCCTTAATGATTAAATTAATTTTACGTCAGTATCAACTAGACTATATAAACAACATCAAACTTGATAACTCTAATTTATTAATTGCAACAATGCGAGCAGGAAAATCTCTAATTCTCAAGGGAATTATTGACAAATATTTCCAAGGCAAGAAAGTATTAATTCTTGTAGGTATTAGACATGTTATTGAACAATTGGCAACTTACTACGATGATTACTCATTTATCTTAGCAGGCAAACCTTTTGATCATAGCAAACATATTCATTTAGGCACATTTCAAACACTCCAACGCAGAGATATTGATTTGTCTGAGTATGATATGATTTGCATTGATGAAATTCATATGCGCTTTAATACTGATATTGTAAAGGAAATTAGAAAACTATCATGTACTCGCATTTATATGTCCGGTACTCCATTAACTAATCGCAATAGATTTCTATCAGATGAATTTGATAATATCCTTGAATTCACTAATGTTAGACAGATGATTGATGATGGTTATTTAGCACCAACACGTTTTATGGCAATTGGCAATATGTTATCCGATGAATCTCAATTATCAATACAGAATGGAGATTATGCAAATGCAGATATTGATCAAATCATTGACCGCACTGCATTAATTAATTGGATAGTTGCAGACGACTCAAAGTATAATTGGTCAACTCAGCATAAAGCAATTATGTACACTAATTCCATTGCAACTACTGAACGCATTGTAACTGCTTTTAATTCATCCAATGTACGTGCAATTCATTCTAAGCTTAGTAAAATCGAACTTGAATCTGTTAGACAATGGTTTGAATCAACTGACCACGGAATTATTGTAAATTGTCGTATGCTTACTGTTGGTGTGGACATACCATCAGCAGATACTGTTATTTATTTACTTCCTACTATGATTCATTCATTATTCTTACAATCTATCTTTCGTGCATCTACTAAGTACGGGAACAAGCAAGCAACTGTATATGATTATTCCGGCATGCTGAATAAAGTTAATCCGTATAGTAATGAATGGGCTAAATATAAGCTATCTTGCAAAGACCAGTGTATTAAGCAATACCCAGATGATCTATTAGCACAGTACTTCTGTATGGAGTCGTGTACATCTAACCCAATTCTTGTACCTTGTATCGGCAAATTATCACCAAGCCTAACTGACAATCCCTACATCAGCAATTACACAGTATTTGAGGGTGTTCCATGCATGGAAAGTAGACCGGTTTGGGAATATGAGTATAAATCACAGGACATCTCGCTTGGTTTAATTCGCAAATGGAGCAAATGCAACTGTGGTTGCGTAACTTTTTACGATGTGAAGACACTCACTGATCCAGTTGAACTTATTCAGGTATATGACGACAGTAAACCAATGAACACTGTATCAATCATTTATTCGCCTGAACATCACAAAGCATTAGCAGTATTTGATGATATCACAACTTCTAAGTATCGCATACTTATGTTTGATTCATCTGAGGAACTGTATAAACAAGCTTGCGATTTTTTCAAATCTAAGCCGTTCCAAATCCTAGCATCTCATGCTATGCCTAAGTTGCCTAATGTATCAGTAGATAAGTCACTTCTAGCTGCTGAACCAGCAATCAAGTGGGAATCGGACAACAAAGGTTTCATTCGCCACTTAATCAAAGCCAAGTTATCTGAGCTAGTATCCTTCTTCGGTATGAAACCGGGATACACTTACATGAATATGAAGAATGTAACTGACGACAATCAGAAAGCAACCCTCAACTTTCTTAATTCTAACCAAATTGATCGTTCACAATTGATTAAATATTTTAGCAAATTACAACCAAAGGATTAACATGAATGAACACATATTAGATAATTACGGGTACTCAATAGCAGATAATCATGCATGTTCACTAGCCGGTAACTTAAAAGATATAGATTCAATTATTATAGAATTGCAAGAAGTATATAATAACTTTAGCACACACTCTATGAATGAATCAACTCTATATCTGCAAGGTCAAAAAAGTATGCTTGCAATAATTATAGATTATCTAAAACGTGTATAACCTAAGGAATAAATAATGAACAAAGAACTAATTAAAAAGTACAAAACTGAATTTGACTACTGGTTAAATGGTGGAGAACTATTAGCAAAATACCCAGAAACACATGGAGAATTTGTACCTGCAATAGGTGTAAAATGGAAAGATGATACAGCAATATACATTATCAACGATGAATACGTAGAATTTCGTAAAGCATTGGCTGAAGGTAAAATTATTCAATGGAATTCAAATTACAATAAATCTTATGAGCATTGGATAGACGTTTGTGATCAAACCGGTAAAATGTTTAATTTATACACAGCAGACATTATGCGTATCAAACCAGAAGAACCCACATTTAAAGTTGGGGATTGGGTAACAGTAAATGATGGAAGACCTCATCAATTCAAAAGATTTACTAAAGACTTACCTGAATGGAATAAATCATTAGACTATGAAAATGTTGAAATGTTATCTGGAACCAAATTCCATATACCAAAATTTGACAGAAGTATCGTTAAACTTTGGTCTCCTAAGCCTAACGAATGGTGTGTATTTAAAGATATTGATGAATCGCATTATATAGTAGACCAATTTGAAGAAACTGAGGGTGATAAGCATTGGGCTAAATCTATAGAAACTTGGTTTCAAGAAATATATCCACTTGAATTTATAAACACTTTAAAGGACTAACATGAAATATGTATTATTATTATTATTATTAACCCCAGCACTATTTGCAACTAAGTGGAACTATAACAACATATTATCTAAAGGATATAAAGTGGAAATAATATGTAAACACAATGTACTTGTAGAAAAAATTATAAGCCCAGATAACACTAATTTTGTAGAACAACCAGTATGTTATAATTACTCATCTTGGACTGAAGCATGTGTACATCCCCCAATACAATGTGTTAATAAGGAATAACATGCAACTAATTGGACATGAATATATCAAGCAAACACGAGCATATTGTGATTATTTGGAAGAGCACTTCATAAACATTGCTAAAGCATTCGAGGAAGTTACAGAAGCATGCAAACAATCACCATGTTTTGCTAATGAAGACAATTATCAAAGACTACATCAAGCAGTTCGATATCACGATATTAGCAAATTCTCAGTAGAAGAATTCACACAATATCGTAATAAATTCTTTCCATTAATTGATGACCAATCCCATGTAACCGATTTTGAACAAGCTTGGAAACATCATTACATAGTCAACACACATCATTGGGAATCAGCAACTACCGAACTTGATGTACTTCATATGATAATTGATTGGACTGCGATGTCATATAAATTTGGAGGAACAGCACAATCTTATTACGAAGCAAATCAACATAAAATTAAGTTAAATTCAACTTTAACGGAATTTATGTATACAATTTTTAACTATTTAAAGGACTTACATGAGTCTAGGATCTGATAGAGAGCCTCAACCAGAACACTATAGCAATAAATCTTTTATTCAACGAAATATAGATAACGGAATATGGATAACCCGAGATGGTAAATCAATTCCAATAAAAGATTTGTCAGAGCGTCATAAACGTAGTATAGAAAAGATGTTTAAAATTAAATTATAAACCAAGGACTCACATGAGCACACTAACACAAATGTCACAGGGACAACAATCTAACTTACTTATAGGTCCTAATGGACAAAGGTTTACAAACAACTCCAATATACCACGAGAATTAGCCATTTTTGCAATATTTTGCGCGGCTCAATATGACGGCAAGCAGACTACTGCAAATTTCATTTCTGTGTCTGATTTTATGACGCCTATGCGTAAACTCATTTACAAGATCCAGTACCCAACTTCCGCATCATCTGAACCTATTGATGTAGCAACTATCATGAAGTCTTCTAAAGGTACTGCAATGCACTCAGTTTTGGAGCAAGCATTAGCATGGTATGGAGGATACACACAGGAAATCCGTTCTGAGAAACTTATCAATGAAGTCCTAGTTCATGGCAAATTTGACTTAATTGATAATGAAGTAAACACCATCAAGGATTTAAAGAACGTAAGCAATTATGCATACAAGAAACTCATGGATGACATTAAGTTACTTGATTCACTAGACAATTCATTAACTCTGAAGGAACGTTTTCAAGTTATTCCAACTTACACTAAGTTTCAATTTCAATTATCAGTTTATCGTTGGCTTAATTCCGCTCTTAACCTCAATCCTTGGGGGGACATTATCTTTATGCTCAACGACGGTGGAGGCATGGAACGCTATCCAATCGATAACTTCCACCGATTTCCACTATTGCCTTATGAAGAGATAGAGGAATTCTTAATTGAGCATACTAACGAATTGCATGAGCATTTAGCAAACGGCACATTACCTGATTGCAGCGATTCCGAACGTGGCTACATTCCTGCTGAATTCAAATTGCAGCGCGTATCACCAACTAATGGCACTATGTCAACTGTACGTGGCTCTAAGTTCAGCAACGAATCTGAGTTCCGTGCATTCATTCGCAAATCTGGCAAGCCTGGAGACCAGGAAGTCATTCAACCTGCTAGATATGTTTTATGCAATTTTTGTCAGTTCAACACAATTTGTACACAACCTTTATAGAAGTATTTTATGGAAGACATTAAATCAAACATCATCAACGGAAATTGGCAAGATGCAGTACGATTATGCAAGAATAGCGATTTATTATTTACAGACATCATGTACTCAATTATTGATGATGAATCTATGGAGGTAGAAGACGCAATGCGACTACTTAGATTCGCAATACATTTTGGATTCATCCAAGAGAATTCTAATTATGAAAGATAAGTTATGCAATTATTAATACCTTATAAATATTCAGATGTACACTTATCAGTGAAATCTGGAGGCAACTTAATGCTCACTATTTCAAGTGATGATGAATTACTCAACAATTTACTAAATCAATTATTTGATGCAGTATCTTATCAAGAGTTCATTAACACAATTGGCACACAGCAATTTGAACAATTGCTTGAGTTTTACAACAGTCCTGATTTTGAGGAGTAAGTAATGGGAGAATATGCAGAATTAGCTTTAGCAAACGAATTTGAATATTATATGAGTTGTCCAAAGCAACCGTTTAAACAAGCTAAACCAATTTGGGAAACTAAAGACGGCAGAGAAATGTATATAGAAGATATGCAAACATCTCATATACAATTTTCTCTTGCAAAGTGTAAACGCGACAACCGGAGAATAGAAGCAATTCCTTATTTTGAAGAAGAACTTCGTAAGAGAGGAATGTAATGGCTATCTTACTCCTCACAGAACATATCCCTGGAATTATTCAGCAAGTCCATGCTCAATTACAGCATCGCTACAACCTAACTGGTATAGAGATTTCAACACGCTTCATACGAGACTTACCAAGGAATGAATCAGGATACTCCACATATCATTTGAAGGATATGTGTATCACGGATTACTATCCACTAAAAGACTCCTGTATGTATGTTGATGATATATCGAATGCATCAGTTATTGCAGATGTCATCGCTTCACAGCACATCAAACCACAGATAACATGGACTGATGATATTTCAATAGCAGCAGAATGGCTAATTGGCATTGAGCAAGCATACACAACTATTGCAGTAGACTTTGAAGCACGCGATCTTACCTTACCTCAGTTCAATCATTTGACTATGGTAACTATTGGATGGAATCTTACTAAGTCTGTTGTTATTGTATTTAAAGACGACATCATTCGTGATTTTGTACTGAATTGGTTAGTAACCACTCAGTGTCGACAAGTATATCACAACGCCGTTTTTGACACACGTTTTTTGATTTACCATACTGGCAAATTACCGCACAACATCGAGGACTCCCAGCTACTTGCTGCAGTTTACCATAATCATGTTAATCCGGACAAACGCAAGACCGGTCTGAAGCAACTTGCCAAGTACCCATATCTCGATTGGGCTACAGATAAGTCCTCTTTTGATTTGTATGTTGATTCCTCTGATTATGTAAATACTAATTTGCATTATGTTGGCTCTAATCCAACTCCATACATGTACAATCTACCATTAATTTATTATTGTGGAATTGACGCATGTGCTACACACCTAGTTTGGTCTAAGTACGACTTTGAACCGGCATATCCGACCGAATGGATCTCGCAGACTAGCGAACCTAGACACAACACTGAGCAATTTAACCAACGTTATTACTACGACTTCATTCTCAAGCCTGCAATACCAGTTATTATAGAGATGTTGAACACAGGTCAAGCAATTGATTTGGCTAAAGTTACTAAGCTATTAGGAGAGGTTGAAGCATTCAATAAGCTTACTCTTGAATCAATTAACTCATACAAACTTGTACAGGACTTTCAATCAGTAATTGATCAGGAACGCATAGATAAATTCCTTGCCCCTATTCATAAAGTTTGGGCGCATCCTAAGTATATAGGCTATCAATCTAATCCAGCGATGCGAGCATTTGTAGTAAACCATTTAACCGGATCTACTTATACAACATTATCTGACAAGGAATTGAAGTCTATTACAGATCCGCTAGTACAACCACTCATTAACAAGCAGTACGATCATCCAAACATTGTAGTGGCATGCAATCTTTTCGCAGAACAGAAGGCACATCAGCAAAATCTAGATAACAATCGTATTGACAAAGTAGCCAATCCACAGAATTATCTAACTCTTGGATTCAATCCATGGAATTACTCACAACTTACGAAGATGTGGATGAATTTTGGACTTGAATCTGATGAAATCTCTAAGGATACCGGCCAACCATCATTTTCAGGCAAGGTACTTGAGCGCTTGCAACACACCACTACTGGCGACGTACAGCAGATCATCAAGCACTATCTGGAAATTGCACAATCGAAGAACATGATTACTCAGTATATTCCGAAGTATTTCGGATCAACTGTAGATGGACGATTACATTATGCACTTAAGCTTTTTGGAACTTTCACCGGACGCTTATCTGGCAAAGCCGGTGGAGACAAACTAGACGAATCAGTTAAGCATCAACTAGGAGCTAATGGAGTTACACAACCTGTTGGACACAAAGTATATGGCAAGACAGTTAAGTCTATGTTCATAGCACCTCCTGGACGTATACTTGCAGCAGTTGATTATAATGGATTAGAGAACCACATCAATGCTTGTCTAACCAAGGACCCAACAACTATCAAGTTATTAAGTTCTGACCCAGAAACTGGACTTATGTGGGATATGCACACTCTTCATTCAACTATCTTTTTCAAAGAGCAGTGGGAAGACACAACACAGCAACCATTTGAGAATACTATACAGTACAATAAACTTTGCTACGATTTAACAGATACCAATAAACGAGCGAAGCAATTGCGTAATGACAGCAAACCCTGCACCTTCAAACTCGCTTATGGGGGTTTTCCTGATGCACATAAGGGAGGTTCTATCACACAAGAGATATTTGACCGTTATCATGGGGAACTATATCCTGGAGTAGCACAATTTCGTGACGAGTATGTGATACCAACTTCTCGTAAACAGAAGTATCTGCACCTTAATTGGGGTCTACGAGTTTACTCGGACGATCCTAAGCGAGACTTATTAGCATTGAACAACGCTAACTTTCAGGGGTATTCTGACTTAACTTTAATTGCGGCAATTAACTTTCGTAATGCATACTTAGCTAACGGCAATCCACACAATATCCAGGGACTGAACATTATTCATGACGCTCTTTACTATGAATTGGATGACACACCAGAAGCAATCAAGTGGTTGAACGATCATCTTATACCAATTATGGTACAGGACTTTCTACATGACCAAACAGTACACTTACGAGCGGAGTGTGATTTTGGATACGATCAATCCCACATGGTAACTTTACCAAACCATGCAGATTTAGCTACTATTGAAGCTAAATTAGCAACATTAGCAGAGTAATCTGTTAATGTATAATCTATCTCAGAGCATTACTTATAAGACAGGAATGAAGCCGCCTGCAGCAGGATTCATCCTCAGTGCTACCGGCCCAGTAATGCTCTCAGATAGATTACATAATTTTAATTTTACAAAGGACAACACATGAAATCATACACACAAACACAAGTATATAGACTGATTTACTCAGTTATTAAGCTCGAGAACCTGCATCTAGGAGTTGATAAAGCTAGTAGAACAGCAAATCAGTATGCAGTAAAAGCAACTTGGAAGGTGTATAATAATCGCACAGAGTATTTAGAGTTTATAAGTAGACATATGACTATACTTTCTATACTGTCTACAAAGGATTAACATGAAACAAGAAGATCAAATAATTAGCCAACTAGAAAGCCTTAGCAATCAGTACAAATCTGAACTAACTTTCTTACAGAATCGCAGTATGACTTCATTTGATGTCACACTTTTACCACCAGTCATTCAGCAAATGATTCAACTAGCCATCGCTAAAACACCATCATTTTCCAACATCTCTGCTTTAGCTGTGGCTAACTTTGTATTAGGTCATCTATTCGGTCAACTACGACCTCGTATAAACGATCCTATGTACTCGGATGACGAGATAGGCATAAACACTTACTCAATTGTTATCGCGCGTTCTGGAGGTGGTAAGGACTCAACTTATCAAGCTCTTACAAAGGCAACTCAACTTGCAGCAGATTTTATCAGTGAGCAAACTGCACTTGAAGCACAGGAACTTGCACGTACTAAGTATGTCAAGGATATGAAGAAAGGCAATCCGGAATTTGACGAATCAGCAGTACAATTATCAGATTATCTGGAGTATGTTGCAAAGCTTGAAATCCCAATTACTTCACTTGCCTCAACTCGTGGAGGATTAACTACATCTCTTAATCGCATGGCTAAAGCTTCATATGGAACTAAATCTTTATTTTCATCTGAACTTGGTATGGCAATTCAATCTAATTCTAACATAGTTGATGTCCTTGAGTTATTCTCAATCCTCTACGATATGGGTCAATCAGTTGCACCTGAGTTTAAAACCGAGGAAGCCAAGGAAGAATCTGTTACAGGTATGTTTCCCAATTTACTTGGCATCTCTAGCCCGGCACCATTCTACACTGAAGGCAATGTCCGGAAGTTGTTAATTCCTATGCTACTTACTTCACTAGCACGTCGTACTACAATCGTATTCAGCAACGCTAAAGAGGAATTTGAAAACGAGTATATACCATCAACTCCAGCAGAGGATCGTATGTTCGAAGCCAAGCAACGCCAAGTTCTAGAAGAATCTACACGAAATTTGAACACTCATTTTCTCAATTGTGTTAAGCAAATTGACGAGAATCGTATACTTATGTTCACTGACGAAGCTGGACAGATCTATGCAGACTACAAGAAGTACAACTACTACTATAGCAAAGCACTATTACTACGTAATGGCGATTCTGTAGAAGGCATAGAAATGTCAGGTCGTGCATTTAAGATAGGTCGTATAGCAGCAATTTGGGCTATGGCATCTGGCGAAACGCGTATCACGAAGGAAACTATTATTGCAGCAATTTATTTTGCAGACTATACAGCACAGCATTTATTACGTTTTTCAGATACTTTAAATATGAAGGACTACGAACTATTTATTGCAGACTGGCAACAAGGTTTTTTTAGTAATGTCTTACCACTTGATGAAGCTATTATCAGAGGTTACATCAATGTTAAGTCGCTTAACTCCCAATCAATCAACAACTTTCTCAAACCCGTTAATTCTCGCTTGGAGGGTGTTGCAACTGTAAGCTATTCGGACAAGTCCAATTGTTTCATATTTGTGCCAGTTGTGAAGAACACTGAACTCACGTATACTTACCGAGCTTGTGGTGGACATGTATCGACTCGCCCAATCGCCAACATCTCCAAGGACAAGCCTATTGAGATGCTTGGTGAATTGCTGAAAGTCAATTCCTCATTCAATCCATTTGGCGGAAACGAAGCAACTTTTGTAGTTTTAACCGTGACAGATTCATTCTTGTCAATGCAGCAGATTAGCAAGTACTTAAGTAACATCAAGCACTTTATAGCAACCTCATCCGATCCAACTAATCATCATGCCTTTGTGCTTAATTTACCAATCAGTTCAGCTATCAAGCCTTCTGAGTATAAGTATGTCACTATGTCAATTGCTAATCAACTTATGTTACGCATAGCTCCTGAGCATTGTGAATACGAGAACAATCATCATGGATATGCTAATTCATCACTGCTAACTCACACCGAACCAGCAACTGCATTTGATATTAGCGCAATTCTTGGTAACATAGCATCGCAAACTCCAATTCCATTATTGGCAACTAAGCCTGAGGTTAAGCCAACTAAGCAGCAGATTGACAAGTATTTGCAGTCTGAGATACTTGATAATCAAGCAATTATTGTGGATATGTTGAACGTGTCGAATACACCATTACTTCTAGCAGCATCTATTGTGTATGATATGGTGGTTCATGGGGTTGATTCAGCACGAGTTGCAGAAACTATTGATTCAATTAACGCTTCACTTAATGTTTCTTTTGGAGAATCTGTTAAGCAGGAATATCTAATCGAACCATTTATAAATTTATAGGAGTAGCAAATGACACGAAATGATGCAATAGCATTAGTAACCAATTGTACAATTAATTCATATGATTATCAGAACCTTAAACATGCAGTAGATCGTATTTATGATAACTTTGAACAGCAGACTTGTACGAATTGTAAACATGATGGTTATGGATGTTCTGTACAGGACTCAATTCTGCAAGTAGATCCAGAAGCAACATTTACCACTTTCGGATGCAACAGTTTCGAATCGTGCAAGTAACTCTTTCCGTATAGTATATTATATAATGTAGCAACATGCAATTAACTCCCTATTTCAGGACTTTTACCATGTTAATTTAAGCATAATTTAGGAAGAATTTCTTGATTTTGTGCATGATTTATGCGGAGTTTAAGTAGTCCTTTGCTATAATTTACTTGCGAAACAAATCATGCAAAGGGATTTTATATGGACAAGCAAAGTATAGTACAGGTTACCTTAAGAGCTAATGAAGAGCTTATTAAGCGCACTAAACAGAAATCAAACAGAGGATTTTATATGGTTGGTAGAGAATCATGGAATAACGTAGCAGAAGAAGGCCAGAAAGCAGATTGGCAATTTACTGGAATAGATTTCATTGATGTGGTGACTCGCATTAGCAACAATGAACGTACTGTCATTAAATTCATCAAGGACTCAATTATATGGGATAAGGAACTAAATTCATTAAATTATATAGCAACCTTAGCCCCTGATTCAGCATTCTTTGATCCAGCAGCACATGGTTCTATTAAATACGAAACATTCTTGAAGGGATTTAACCTTCTATGTAAGGAGGATCTTGTACGCAGAGTGCGCAGACATCAATATATGTTTAATCCTGACTTTTTTATTATGCATGGAGAGCAAACAGCATATTTTGAACGTGTGTGGGCTGAGTCAAAGCCATGCAAGTAACTCTTTCAGTACGTGAACTACCCAATTACTCCAAGGATGAACGTCAGTGGATTAAGCACTACGAACGCTTTGTAGAGTGTAATTTTACTGACTTAACTGAACTTTTGGTGAAGGACTATATGTTCTCACCATTCAATTACATCGGATATGAACAAGGAACATTCAACATTTGTTCGGATGCACAATTCGTAATTATTGATGTTGACTCGACATCATTGTCGATTTATGATCGTTTGCAACAACTCATTGATGAGGATTTGGAGTGTATTATAGCAACAACATCAAACACCAACAATTTATATAAGTATCGTGTGTTAATCCCACTTAGTCGATCTGTTGATTCAACGGAGTATCGCTCAGTAGTCACTGGGATTCGTGTGAATGGATTAATCTCCGATATGGATACGGCATCGTCTAAGCCCGCACAAAAGTACTATTCCTATGCTGGTTCACTAGTACTATTTAACTTTACTGAATCACCATTAATTGTTGAGGATTATCTAGTTGATTTATCTTTACCGGAGTACCGAACCACTAGTCCTACGGAGGATATATCTGAGCTATTGCATGAGTTCAACTCGTATCAGCATGCAACGAAAGGCAGGCGCACTAAGTCATTACTTAGCGCTGCATATAAAGCAATGGAGATGGGTTTATCCTATTCTCAAGTGGAACAGGTAGTTAATTATGTTAACTCCTTGTTCTTAATCCCTAAGTCCCAACAGGAACTATCCCGTCGTGTACTTAATTTTATCAAACAACAAAGGATCACACATGAGTAAATATTATAAAATGATTAACTTTATTTTATTAGGTACAACAACTATTGCAGGATTAGCAGGAAGTGCTGATTTGGCAGTTGCAGGATTAGCAATCTATTTTACAGGAAAGGAATTACAATGAATTTATCAGGTTTAACCCTTACTGACCGTAAGCGATTAACATCACATTACCCAGTTTTACTAGCAAGTGAAACCGGTTCAGGAAAGTCTTATGCATTCTCACAGTTATCTGATGAGGAGCGTAAGCGTACAGTTATCTTTAACTTCGACAACAAAGCAATTTGTGAGGATGAGGATGACGATGCAGTATTTGCAAAGGTATACCGTGACTTCAATATAGATGATTACGATATGGTAGACAACATCTGCAAGGACATCATTTCAGTAGCAGCATATGACGGATGTGATAGAATTTTTCTAGATACATTTACTCTTATGACTAAGTTACTTAACCGTTGGGCAGCAGCGCAGTTCAAGGGCTTTGATATTTGGAACGGTTATAACAACTCAATCACGAAAATTTTGGAAACTATCAAATCTTGCACACTTACTTATGGTAAGTTCACATACGTGTCAGCACACTATCCGCCGAAACTTGGTCACAATGTTAACGAGAAGCGATACGTAACCACGAAAGGCAAGGAGCATACTAACATCATTGAGGAGTCATTCTCAACAGTTGTAGAGACAGTCCTTGAAGATCGTCAATTCTATTTTGAATCTGATGTATTCGATCCAGCAAACACTACGAAGACTAAACTTGCAGCAGGGCATTTTAAGATCCCTCGTGTATCGGTAGATGATCTCGAACAAGTTTTATCCAAGCGTAAGCACGTTGTTGATGGCAAGTTAGTAGAGATTTAGTATGGCAACTTATAGAGTATTTTATATTCGTAAAGAATATGAATATGCAGACATAGAAGCAAATTCTGTACTAGAAGCAGAACGTCTTGCAGAGGAGAATTACTCTGAGCATGATTGGAATTATGTAGTAGATTCTGCGGAATACGAACTCACAGACGAAACGGAGCTATTAAGTGAACTCACTAACTCATAAGCAAATCAAGTCTTACATGGCTGAATTCTCTCCAAGTGCGGGTTATGTGCTTAACCTAACTAGAGCAGAATTTGAGGACTTAGTGGATGATCTTGACATAGACATGCAATCAACTGAATCGAACGGCAAACGTCTCAAGCATTTACTAGAAACTTGCACAGACGAACAAGTTAAAGCATTAGTTACAGCTCTTAGAGCTTTGTCAGCCTGACTATAACTGCACAACATTTAACCAGAGGCACTACGTAAGTAGTAACAATTTAATTAAATCATAAAGGATACAATTTGAGTATTATCGCAAACATATTAACTAACATGTCAGCAGAAGACAAGGCAAAATTAGGCAAATCAGGTGTTAAAGTGAACTCTGACGGAGAGCACAAGTTAACTATCAAAGAAGCATACGAAATCGCTTCAGAGAACGGAACATATCCACGTTTCGTATTGAAGATGGAAGATGCTGAAGGCAAGACAATCGACTGGACAGGCTTCTTGAAGCAGAAAGTCGGCAAAGACGATAAAGGCGTTGTTAAAGCTGGAGAATACTCAGTTAACGGTGTGAAAACATACCTTGACACGGAAGGTGCAGAATACGACAACGTACGCGCAATCGGTCAACTTAACAACCTATGGAAAGTAGTAGGCCTTGATGCAAATCAATTCGGTGCAGGTATTAAACCAGCAACAGTAACTTTCCCAGAGAAAGGTCAAGTAGCAGTTGAATCATGGACAGCACTTATTGGCAAGCAATTCACAGGTATTTCATCTTACGTAATCTCAGCAGATGGCAAAGATGCAAATAAATGCTGGAGAAACCAGGAACTTAACATGGATGCACTATTCAATGTTAATAGACTTTCTCTCGCAGAAGTTGAAGCAGGCAAAACTGAACCAATAGCAATCGTTGAAGCAGTGAAGAAAGCCAAAGCAGCTGCATCTATCAAGTACAATGACAGAACTAATCGTGCTTGTATACAGGAATTAAAGATAATTCAATCAGGTGGAACTATTCCTGCAACTGAATCAGCAACTACTGGTGGAGCTGCAGCTGGAGCAGCAGTTAAGCCATTCTAATGGATGAGTCTACTCTCAACCAGTATCAATCAGCACTAGAGTCCGCTCTAGGTGCTATTGCAGCACATTCATTAGTACAATCTCGTGAATCTAGCAGAGTCATTCGTGAGTGCTCTAAGCATCTTGACAACATGTCAACTCAACTTCGTAAAGAGTTACTCACTAATGAGAAACTATTGGTGATCAGTAATGATCCAGCAAACTAAATTTTTACATCAACTCCAGAAAGGAATCCAATTGGAAATCATTAAACCACAAATTAACATCGAATTAACTAAATCTGAGCTAAACTCAATCATCGCAGAAGCTATGACTGATCCATTAGCATCGAACGCTATCAAGCGTATCCTTAACCCATTTTTAGCAAGTTCATTCACTCAGTTCCCAACATTCACTACCATCACTTTAGGCGATACAGATGCAGATGGAATCACTACTGTTGTACTTAGACAACCTAAGCAATCAACTACTGCAGTTAAACCTTCAGCAGGCGTCATCGAAGAGGAGTCTACTGATTATGAATCGATAGATACACAACCTCCATATGAAGATGAAGAGTCTGAATCTCCAGCTTACGTAGAGTAATCTACGCCAACTACTAGTATATAGTAGTTGGTTCAGCAGGTCTTTGTTAGTCCTTTGTACCTGTTGAACCAACTACTCCAACCAATTTTATTAAGGCTTTCTCATGTCATTTATTACTACAGGATCTATAAGTCACTTATCAGTACTTGAACAGGAATTTGAACGACATCCAATTCGACGTAAATCTGTCTCATGGATTGAACTCCGATTTCCTGATGGAAGTGGACTGGCTATTAAGTTATTAGCTCAATCTACACGTACTCTAGCAAGAGGAATTAGTAGAGGTGGGAGTAGACCAATTGGTTTTATCTGGCACAATCCTGGTGCGATTACCGTAACTCCATTTCTTATAGACTGGATTCAATCTGAATTTCGTCATATATTTACTAGTGATCCAATTATGTGGACTGCAAGTGCATATACAGCTCCAGAGAAACTTCAACCAATTTTATTAGGAATGCAATGAGCAATTTATTTTCATACTCCCCACAGCAAGTAGCAATCTTTGATGAGGTTATCAATCCAACTTCTCCAATCGTTCTTATTAAGGCAGTCGCTGGAGCCGCTAAATCATCATCTCTTGTGGAAGCTATTCGACGCTACAAATCAATTTATCCTGAAGCTACTTGTCGTTATTTAATCTTCGGATCTATGGCTGCAGCAGAGGCTAAACGCGAGTTTGGCAGCAATTCAATTGTATCCACCTTACATGCATTTGCATACTCGTACACTGTGAAGCAGTACTCACTTGGTATGGTCCGTCCATTTCTTACTTGGCGTGATCTACCTAAGTCTATCAAGCGACCTTTTGGTTCTGATTTTGAATTGATCCAAATGATTGAGCAGTACTGTTTATCCGACTTCACATCAGTCGATGCTTACTCTAACGCTAATCACGACAATCCTGAGTTTAATTATCGCCTTGTACCATTACTGAAGCAACTGCTGAACCAAATGGCTTCTGGGGGAATGCCTATCACCCATTCATTTTACCTCAAGTTATTTCACATATTTGTTATGAATGGAACTATCCAATTACCGTCAGTAGACCGCTTACTTGTGGATGAATTTCAGGATATGTCAGGTATGGCACTTGACATCATTGATGCAATTCCAGCAACGCAGAAGATATTCGTTGGTGATTCTAATCAATCAATTTTCGAATTCCTTAATCTGAAGGATGGTTTTCAGTTTTATCCTGATGCGAAGGTATTGCAACTCAGTAAATCCTTCCGAGTTGATCAATCCTATGCACCAGCAATTGAGACTTTCTTGCAAACTTACCTTGATCCTGACGCAGTATTTGAAGGCATGGAATATCCAACTAAAGTCAAATCTGTTACCAAAGCATATCTTGTACGTAATAACAACACTCTTATTGGCAAGATGATTGAGTACAACAAAGCAAACCTGACATATCATCTATCACACAAAACCAAACTTGACCAAATTTTCAAGCTTCCACGTGCTCTAATCTTTGCTAAACCAGCGTTTGATCAGAAGGACTTTGAACTGAAGCATTTACAACACGACATTGATGATTGGGGTTCACTATCAGCGAAGAAACGTGAATCTATCAGCTTGTATAAGTACTTATTACAAGCAAATCCGGAGGATGCACGACTTAAGTCAGCTATTCAATTAGTACTTAATCACGGATCTGACGACATTCTCAACGCATACAATCATGCCAAAGAGCAAACTATGGTAGCATCTAACTTGTATTTGTTAACTGCCCACACTTCTAAGGGTAAATTTTAATTATTATACACACCGCTCATTTAAGCAAACTATTAACTTTGTTTAGTTATACTAACAAATCATAAAGGAGCTTATATGAAACATACATCACGAAAACCACTAAATCAAGCAGAGTATAAAATGCTTATTATACAGGATCTTGGAACAATACATAAACCAGGAATGAAGTCCCCTAAACGTTATGCAATATTTGCATGTACAGTTTGTGCAAAGCACATTGAACGAGATGTGCAAAATGCAAAGAAAAGTTTATACTGTACAGAATGTGCAAAAGAGTCTCAACAGAAAGCTATAACTAAACCATTAATACAATCTGAATTTCAGATGACTATTATTGAAGATTTAGGAATGACTACTGCCTCAGACTCTTCTACGAATATAGCAAGATATGCCATATTTGAATGTACTGAATGTAAAGCACATTTTAAAGCACGAGCAACAGGGACTACAGCAAAGTCCCAAACTAAGTGTATTACTTGTGCTTCTGAGAATAAACGAATGCATACTCATCCTTTATATCCTATATGGAACGGAATTAAACAACGTTGCTACTCTCCTCTACGTAAGGACTATCATAATTATGGTGGTAAAGGCGTGACTATGGCACCTGAATGGATAGATGATCCAGTAGCATTTATAACATGGTGTACTTCAAATGGATGGGCTAAAGGCCTTGAAATTGATAAGGATATCAAATGTAGAGAACTTGGAATATCTCCTGCAGTATATGCTCCGCACACAATTTCTTTTGTGTCTTCTTCAATTAATACTAGAGAAGCTTGTGGACGTAAAATTGATCAACTCACTCTTGATGGAGTGTATTTAAGATCTTTTAATTCTGCTATAGAAGCAGCGGAATTTGTAGGCGCTCTTTCTGGAGATAGTATTACAAGTACCTGCAGAAATAGACAAAAAACAAGTTATGGTTATAAGTGGTGTTATAGCAATAATGTATAATAATTAAATTTAATTGCCCCTATGCAGAGTAATCTGCATATGCAAACTCATTTTTATGCTGGAAACTCCAGTCAATCTTATAGTAGGATACTATCACGAAAGTAGATAGCGAACCCTGAAAATCTATAAGCTATGGACAATCAGCAGGGAAGCAACGTAGTATTAATTTACTGTTGAACCCTCAACGACCATCCCGCGAGGGAGTAGGATCAAGTGATCCGAAATAGTGAGCATCCATTATTGGATGAAGATATGGTCTGTTCTATATGGAGACATATAGTTGGTATTAAATTACCAGAATGCACATTAACGAGGTGCACTTGAACATATAAGGGAACATGGGATATTGTTGAACTTGACAACGATTTGAACGAGTCAATTATCGAAGCCATTGAAGCACACCAAACTCTCCCTACACCATCAACTCATGCTGAACTATGTTTAGCTTTTGTTGCTATGACTAGGCATAGACATCAACTCATTGGGGCAAGGTTTCTACCTTAAATTTATTAAAGTTTAAAACAGTTTCAGGCATTTTATTACCTTTACTCTTATTACAGGAAGCACAACTCCATACAACATTTGTTATGGAATGTAAGCCTCCTTTAGATAAGGGTATATAATGATCTAAATTTACAGTGCCTTTTATACTAAAGTCTAATTCTACTTCACAATGATAGCATTTATTATTTTGCTTTTCTTTAAGCGTTTCAAGTGCTTGTGAAGTCACTGTTCCATCTGAACCTGACAGTATATTAGCACGTCTTTTTCCTCTATTATTTCTGCTTGATAACATTCCAGTTGGAGTTTTATGATAGTGTTTACCATACTCTTTTCTATTTTCTTTTTCTTTTTCAGAACGATTCTTATAACGATTATGAGATTTAGTCTTTAAGTTTAACTTATCTGATTGAGGTAAGTTTATTCTACGAAGCTTATTTTTATAACTTAATATTTCTCGATTTTCTTTATAATACTCTTGTTTCTTAATTTTTAGAGTTTCTATATTAGTTTCTCGGTATTTTTTATCTGATAAAGCTTTTTTGTCTTTATTTTTATGCCTATATTCACGATCTCTTGCTCTAGCTGATTCAATGTCTAATTTACGACGTTCTTTAGCTTTATAATTTTTACATTCTGTACATGAAGGATATAATCCATCTACTGCATGTTTATTTTTATTAAATTCACCTAAAGGTTTAGTAATTTTGCATGTGTAGCAAACTTTTTCAGCGGCATTTTGCCTATCCAGTAAATCCTGTTTCTTTTTTTCTATTTTGGCAAATCTACTATCGGCTAATCTTTTGTTTCTTTGCACCTTAGTAGATACTTTAATACACTCTTTACAATGATATTCTAAATTGTCTTTATTACGTTTGTTAACAGAAAATTCACTTTCATCTTTTTCTACTTTACAGGTTCTACAAACTCTCATATAGGGCCTTTTTACTTATTTTCATAGGAGATTATATCATGCAATTGATTAAACCAAGTTTAAGTCGTCCAAATGTGAGTTGTAGTAGGCATCGTCACCAACTACTAAACTGCAAATTTTTATAAGGAAATATCTATGGATATCGAACAACTGGTTACTGTACTGAATGAATCTGAACTGCTTCCATATGAAATAGCAGAAGCAGTTTATCGGCACTTAGAACCGTCTATGATCGACAATTTTGAATATGGCTCACTACAGAATATAGAAGACAAATCAGAAATTATGCAATTTTATCTTGCAGCAAAACATTTAAAGGATTAATATGACAACATTATTCAAATCTAACAAGAACGGCTCAATCCAGCAATGGTCAGTATCAACTTTTGAGGATACTTATACCGTGCAATTTGGCCAAGTTGATGGAGCTATGCAAACTGCAGTTACTACTTGTACAAGCAAACATCTTGGCAAATCCAATGAGACGTCGGCTAATCAGCAAGCAGAACTTGAAGCAGCAGCTCTTGTTGCAAAGAAACTCAAGTCCGGATATTCAACTGATCCCTCCGCACCAGTTACTGTGCAACTTCCGATGAAAGTCAAGTCCTATCAGGACCAACTACACAACGTTAAGTTTCCATGCTTTAGTTCCTCAAAGCTTAACGGAGTTAATGGCATATACAAACGTACTAATGGGACTCTCCGCCTATATTCTCGTGGAGGTGAATTGTATCCACCAATCCCACATCTTGAGCCACTAGTACATCAGGCTATGGATTTATTTAACTCCAATGAACTTAATGGTGAATTGTATATTCACGGCTTTGCGTTGCAAGATATCACATCAGCAGTAATCAAAACTAATGACAATTCCTCATTACTTAGTTTCTGCATATTTGATATAGCAGACTCCACTGAACAGTTCTATGAACGCGCTATGTTGATGCACTCATACAACAACTTTGACACAACTATTCATTCTACTGTAGCAGTTATTTATAATGTAACTTGTTTATCTACAGAAGCTATTGACCATCATTACATGGAGTGTACTACTTTTGGGTATGAAGGCACAGTTGTAAAGAATACATCAGCATTATATAAGCACAACGTTCGTTCATCCGATATGTTCAAGTACAAGAAAGCACAATCAGCAGAATTCTTAATTGTTGGGTATGAGCTTGATAAACGAAATCACCCAGTATTCCATTTGAATACACATACAACTCCACCATTAACTTTCAAGGCTAAACCAGTCGGTACACACGCATTTGTTGAATCTCTTGATCCGCAATCATATATTGGCAAATGGGCTACGTGTGAATTCGAGGTACTGTCTAACGACCTTAAGCCTCTTAAACCAATTTTCATCGGACTCCGTGACTGTACACCAGACGGCAAACCGTTAGTATAGGACATTACATGATACCAAATTCCTACAAACTTATTAAACTCAACGGGTTCATTCCAATTCCACCAGATTTGCAATTTAAAGCACTCTTATTTGTTATATTTGCAACAGTTGCTATTATCTTATTGAAAGAAGTTTTATGATTTCAGAAGAGCAAATTCAGGACTTAATTGATTCTGACGAACGCTATTCCAAGGAGTACTTCATATGGCAAATGGATCCAGATAACACCAACCTTGAGCAATTCTATCTTGATGAAATTGAATCTGATATTGATGAACGAGTACTTGCTCTTATGCAACACACAGGAGACATGTTTTCGGATTGCGATCGAGCTATAGACAATCATGAGTGGCTAGTATTAACTGATGAGGAAGCTGATGAACAGGTAGCAAACTATGCGGAATACTCACTTGATGACGTATTATATGGAGTTAACGAAGTTATTAAACAGTATTTTGACACTGAACAATACTTAGAAGACTACATATACGATTCTGATAGAGGATCAGTCATAGCATCCCGAGATGGGAATGAGTATACCGAAACAGTAAACGGAACAGCTTACTATTTATACAATTGCAGTTGACACACCACCGTAATGTGGATAAACTTCAAACTTTATTTTACAGGAGTCACACATGACTAGAAAAGAACTATTAATCGAGTTGGCAAATTGCCCAGAAGTTAAGTCACAGAAAGCTGCTTCAGCAATCTTGAATCATTTAGAATCTACTATAGGTAAGCAACTTGCAGCAGGCAATTCTGTTACTATTAGCAGTACATTTGGTATCTTCAAACCAGTCACACGTTCTGGTAAAGCACCTGGTACAGGCAATCCGTATACAACTAAGACAGTTAAGTTCAGCCCTTCAGCAGCACTTAAACGAGTACTTAACTAGCATGTCCACTATTCATGTAGTTAAGCACTCTGGGAAGCTGGAACCTTTGGACATATCTAAAGCAACAGCAAGTCTTGAGTGGGCTGTTAATGGAGTATCAGGAGTATCAGTGTCTGATATAGAGATTCAGTCAAAATTACATTTATTTGACGGAATCCATACTAGTTATATCACTGATATTTTTATCAAGACATGTGATGATTTAGCAGACTTGCGTAATCCCAATTACGATACAGTAGCACGCAATCTCAAGTTGCAGAAATTGTACAAGCATGTTTTCAAGTCAATCAATCCACCTAGTTTAACTGAATTCTTAACTGAACGAGTTCTAGCTGGACATTATTCACCAGAATTATCTCCACCTAGATTAATTTATAATGGAATTGACATACAAGCACTTGAGCAAGCAATTAATCACTCACGTGATTTTACTTTCACCTCATCTGGACTTGATGCTTTAGTTAATGGGTATGGTGTTTGCAAGTATGAAACCCCACAATTTATGTTTATGGCAATTGCTATTGACACATTTCATGACTATCATATTAACCCAACCCAGTACATTATTGACTTTTACAATGCTTTATCACTATTTCATATCACTCTTCCAACCCCGGAAATGAAGTCTCTTCGCACAATATCAACTGATTATGCTTCATGTATAGTTTTTCGTAGAGGAGACTCTATTGATTCATGGGTTGAATGTGACAAGGCTTTAGTATTGCATACAGTAGCATCAGCCGGCATTGGTGAGGATATTGCAGATTTAGCCTCAATTGGGGATAAGGTTAAGCAAGGCAGAATATCTCATTCTGGTAAGTTACCTATTATCAAATCAATTGATGCAAACATCAGCAAAGCCTCCCAGAACGGCAGACGCGGATCAGCTACTCCATATCTGAATTTCTTTGACCCAGAGATAGAAACTATCTTTGCACTTAAGTCACCTCGTATGCCGGTAGAGGATCGTGTTAACGATTTATCTTATGGTATCAAAGTCAACCAACTTGTATATGATCGTGCCAAGGATGGTAGACCTATTTCACTATTCTCTACTCGTAAGTGTCCACGCATGCTTGAGTTATTTTACTCAGCAGATGTTGATTCATTTACAAAGTATTATGAGGAATGTGAAGCAGCAGAGCTTTATAGCGGACAGATTGATGCACAGGACTTCTGGAATCGTTTAGTTGCAGTTGAATCCACGGAAACTTCATCATACTACATATTGAATATTGATGAAATGAATGCAAACTCTTGTATTCCTCGTCCTATTAATATGGCAAACATTTGTATTGAGTTTATGACTAGTGTGCAACCCCTTGATCCGAAGCAACCTGACAATCCTGATATTGGTGTATGTGTACTTGGTAACGTCAATCAGGGACTTGTTTCCATTGACCAATTACCACACGTCACTAATCTATTGGTTCGCGCACAATCGCATATCATGCAACGACAAGTACACCCTACATCTCAAGCAAACGCCTATGTAGCTACTTATCGTGATATTGGTCTTGGATTATCTAATCATGCATTTTGGTTGGCTCATCACGGTTGGAGATACGGCAATTCAGCAGCACTTGAAGCACATAACGAATGGATGGAGAATTTCTCATTTGACTGTCATGTAGCATCTATGCAACTTGCACAAGAACTTGGAGCAGCTCCAGGCTTTATCTATCATGACAAGTTATTGCCTATCAATCGTTACAATCGCAATGTTGACGAACTTGTTTCATCAGCAACTTATTGTGATTGGGAATGGTTAGACACGCAAATTCTCCGACATGGTATGTATAATGTCGGTCTAATGATGGTACCTCCTGCAGAAACCTCTGCCGGTCCATCTAATCAGACAACCGGTCTTGAGCCAATTCGTAATTTGATGACAATCAAGGACAAATCTGGAGTGAATTACAAACAATTCGCACCTGATTGTATTCGATTAGCAGATAAATATGACTTTGCATACGATAGGGACATTAATGCTGACTTCATCAAGCACGTTGCAGTTACGCAGAAGTGGATCGACAAGGGCATATCAGCAAATACATTCTACAATCCTGAATTGAATGGCGGGAAAGTGCTATCAACATCAGTTATTAGTGACTTATTTCTAGCGAAGTATTACGGTTGCAAAGGGAGATATTATATGAATGTTAAGCTTCCAGATGAACAGGAACTTACTTCTACATGCCAAGGCGGAGGTTGTTCAGTATGAGTCATTTATTTAATCCTAATCCAGTAGATTTTACTAAGTCCTCACTATTTTTGGATCCGAATGGTCGTAATATATCCCGACTTGATTTATCTATCGAAGCTCATATTAGTGCTGCAACTGCAGCTGCTATTGGGAAGATGTGGTTCCCAGGAGATTTCTCACCATCTAAGGATGGCAAGGACTACATTAGTTGTGGGCCTAAACTCCAACAACTATATATGAAGAATTTGAAATTCCAGACCTTACTTGACTCACTTGCTGCTAGATCAGTTGCTGAAGTATTTATTCCAGTAACTACTAACCCACAATTGGAAGTCTGGTGGTATCAACATGCATTCTTTGAAGGTAACATTCATAGCCAATCGTATGCAGACATTCTCAAGGGCTTGCCTGTTGATGCTAAAGCAATCTTTGATGATATTATGGTCAATCCAGCAATACTCAAGCGTGCAAGCTCAATTGTAGCTTGCTTCGATGATACTGTACAACACAATTCCCACATGATTTTGCAAACATCAACATATGATATAGAAGCACACAAAGTTTCTATTGTTATGTCACTATTTGCATTAAACATTCTTGAAGCTATTCTGTTCAAGTCATCATTCCTTACAAGCTTTGCTTTTAAGGAAAATGGTTTATTCTCAGTAACTGCAGACATCATTAGCAAAATCGCACAGGATAAACACAAATTGTCCCTTCAGGTAGAAATATCTGTCGAATAACCTTTCTAAAATTGGGACCTCTTAACACATAATGGTGAAGACAATCAATTACTAAGGCAATTATAAGTTACATAATGTTATAATTCATCCATACTTAAATTATAGATGCAAAGGAGCATTATGAACGAAAAACCAGTGCCTGGATTACCAGGGTACACAATAAATGAAAACGGAGACATATTCTCATATAAAGGTAAGAAAGCAAACGGTCATAAAATGGCTACAGTGACTACTAACTGTGGTTATGTACATGTATCATTAGTTTATACACAAGGACAGTCTAAACCTTTCCTAGTACATAGACTAGTTGCACAAGCTTTTATACCTAATAAGGATAATAAACCTCAAATAAACCACATTGATGGAAATAAGCAAAATAATCACTTCTCTAACTTAGAGTGGTGTACTAGAGCAGAAAACCAATTACATGCGTTTGAGACAGGTTTACAAGACCGTATCCAAGGTGAAGACCATGTTTCAGCTAAATTATCTAACCAAGATGCTATTGATATTATTAATTTAATACTAAATGGTGCATCAAATGAAGATATAGCCCATAAGTATGAACTACATTCTAGGTATGTTTCTCTTATTAGACATCAAAAAAGATGGAAGCATTTATGGGATACCAAATTTCCTAATGTTTCTGCTCCAGTAAGTAAGAAACTTAAAGGTAAATATATTGATATTGCTGCTACAATCACTAAAGTAGCATACACAACGACAAGATCTAACGCTGATATAGCAGAGGAATTTGGATGTGATGCTAGTTTAATATGCCATATCAGAAATATTAGTAAAAAGTGCCCCTCTTACTTTAAACCATTTATTGAAAAATACTTATAATTTCCGAGTTTAACGACTATCGAAAGCACCATTAATTGAAAGAATATTAATAGGAAGCAAGTAGAGTACAGCTCAAGTGAGTTGGAAACGGAAGGAGCCTTACCACATTATGGTGGAGGCTATGATATAGTCTAGTCTATATGGAAACATATAGCAGAGAGTACTATAGAACTCTCGGAATAAGTTTAACGAACTTATTCGAATATAACGGAAGCCGGGCATTATGCTATGACCATAACTCTATTGAATCGTTTACGTAAGGATCCTGACTGGGCCTATATCTTTCACGAGCATTCTGAAGTTATTGATCAATTGTATAGAGATGCTATAGAAGCAGACTTTGATTGGATTGATTATTGTTACGATGCTGACACACGCCTGTTAGGCGTGAACAACGCAGTTCTTAAGCAGTATGTTACACATAATCTGCATTCTGTTATGACATCAGTTGGACAACCTCCAATTGTTGACAAGGTGCCAAATCCTTGTGTATGGGCTAATAAGTATACTCGTCCATCTAATGTGCAAACAGCACAGAAAGAGAAGACTTCAGGTAACTATTTACTTGGAATTGTGGATACTAACACAACACCTGAATTTTGGAGCAACTTACCATGACCGAATCTGATTACTTAACTAAACGCAGGAATTACGAATTGTCGGAAGCATCTTATGAGGTCAAGCAAGCAGCAATTGAAGCACTTGATGCTCAATGGATTGCACAGCATCAAGCCATAGCAGCTGAGGGAGATATTGATGACTTTAACTAAGCACAGTAGCTAACTTTAAGCAAGTGAGTGCTATGATTCAGGTTCGACTTTGTTCAACTTGAAGCATTCACTTGCTTTATTATCCAACCACACTTGTTACCTAAGGACCACATGAAATACACAGGCTACACACTTTCTTTTCAGGAAGTCCCAGGAGAGACATCTTTTGCAATCAGCATATCTAATTGCCCATTCCGTTGTAGTGGATGTCATTCAGCATACTTACAAACTGATGTTGGATATCCTCTTACTTCTGATGTATTGTTGAAGCTTCTTAATAAGTACCAATCGCCTCACACAGGAGCATACACAGTAACTTGTGTAGTCTTTTTTGGTGGTGAACAGCATCACAAGGAATTTATTGAACTAGCAACTTTTGTTAACTCACTGAATTTGCAAGTATGCCTATACACAGGAGCTGAGTTATCTGATGTGCATCCAGAGATACTTAATGTATGTCGTTATATCAAGACTGGACCTTATGTATCAAGTATGGGTGGATTGACAAATCGAACAACTAATCAGCGTATGTATGATTTACTCACACATACAGATATTACACACAAATTTTGGGAGGACTAATGAAACGAACTACAATGATTAACTCTACAACAGCAGTTGAAGAGTACGTACTTAAAGCAGACTGGCGTATTAATGCCAATGCTAACACAGACTACACAAACGCAGGACTTGTAAATAACCTTGCAGGCAAACCAATAGCTAATTATTGGCTTGATGTAGTATATAACAAACCAGAGGGAGAGGCACATCGTGAGGGTGACTATCACATCCACGATCTCGACTGTCTTACAGGATACTGCGCAGGATGGTCGCTTCGCGCATTACTTGACGAGGGCTTTAATGGTGTCCGTGGCAGAGTTGAATCTCGCGCACCCCGCCACTTCCGCGAAGCACTCGGACAGATGGCAAATTTCTTAGGTATCTTGCAAAGCGAATGGGCAGGGGCTCAAGCATTTAGCTCATTTGATACGTATCTTGCACCCTATATCTTCAAAGATCAACTGCCATTTGTTGAAGTAAAGAAGGCAATACGTCAATTTGTATATAACCTCAATGTACCGGCTAGATGGGGACAATCTCCATTTACGAATGTTACAATTGACTGGACTGTACCAACTGATCTAGCTCCGCAAATCCCTACTTGTGAGCAGAAGCACCTATTCCTTGGCATGAACTCTAGAGAACTTCTATCCGAATTGAAGAATCGCAGATCATCTATTGAATCACTTACTGATGCAACTTATGGAGACTTTCATCCAGAGATGCAAATAATTGACCGTGCATTCTACGAAGTATTAACCGAGGGTGATGCAGTAGGGAATCCCTTCACTTTCCCTATTCCAACTGTAAACATTACAGAGGACTTTGATTGGGATGGTCCGAACACTGATGTTTTATTTGAGAACACAGCAAAAGTTGGCTCATCTTATTTCCAAAATTTTATAGGTTCGCAATACAAGCGTAACGCAGAAGGTAAACTAGTGCCTAACGACGAAGCATATAAACCTGGACATGTCCGTTCAATGTGCTGCCGTTTGCAACTCGATCTCCGTGAACTACTCAAGCGTGGCGGCGGACTATTCGGCTCTGCTGAAATGACAGGATCTATCGGCGTTGTCACTATAAATATGGCTCGCCTAGGATATCTCTACAAAGGAGATTTACCAGCATTGTATAAACGTCTTGATGAACTAATGGAAATGGCTAAATCAACTCTTGAGAAGAAACGTGTATTTGTACAGGAAATGTATGATCGTGGACTATACCCATACACCAAACGCTACTTACCACACTTCCGTAATCACTTTTCTACTATTGGGGTAAATGGACTTAACGAAATGGCACGCAACTTCTCCGATGATTCACTAGACATCACTACAGAAGTAGGTGAGTCCTTTGCTATTGAAATCCTAGAACATATCCGTTCTCGTATGGTTGAGTTTCAAGAAGCAACTGGAAACCTTTATAATCTTGAAGCAACTCCTGCAGAGGGAACAACTTACAGATTTGCCAAAGAGGACAAGAAACGTTACCCAGACATTTTGCAAGCAGGATTCGGAGAGAACATCTATTACACTAATTCTTCCCAGATCCCAGCAGGACACACCAAGGACGCCTTTGAAGCCCTTAACCTACAGGATAACCTCCAGTGTAAATACACAGGCGGAACAGTTCTCCACTTATACATGAATGAGCGCCTAAAATCAGCAGATACTTGTAAGGCATTGGTTAAGTCAGTTATATCAAATTATAAGTTGCCTTACATTACAATTACTCCAGTATTTTCTGTATGCCCTAAACATGGATACCTTAATGGAGAGCATGATTTCTGCCCTAAATGTGACGAGGAAATCATACAGAAGTACCAACCAAGCTGCAGCAACGACTGTTAATTACTAACAGGCATCGCAAGTGTAAGTCCTGCACCATTTTAAGGAGATCTTATGTCAAGCATTTTATCAGCTCATTCAACTGAGCGCACTAAACCAATTGTTTACAGTAGAGTTATGGGTTACACAGTACCTGTGGAACGCTTCAACATCGGCAAGCAGGGAGAGCACAAGGAACGTCAGTTCTTTACCGAATCTCAATCTTGTCCATCTTGCTAGGGAACTCCCTAGCACCATGACACCAGAACTTTACTATCTAATAGCAACTCCACTCATACTAATCAGTGCAATAGCCACTACTTGGAATGCAGTTTTACAAACACGTTGGTACATTCATTATAGGAAACTTCATGAACCAAAATAGCAACTTTATGAAATTTGATAATGACAAACCTATGTATTCGTTAGTAGATCCATATGCCTATGAGGATCTTGCCAAGGTTATGACTTTTGGAGCAAAAAAGTATGCCCCTGGAAATTGGAAACTTGGAGACATTGAGCGTTATATATCTGCATTAGAACGCCATCTGGCAGAAATAAAGAAATCTGTAGTAGATGAAGATTTTTCTTTATTGATTGATTCTGACAGTGGATTACAACATGGAGCAGCTCTTATGTTTAACGCACAAGCAATTCATTATTTTGTTAGATTACAACTTAATTTAACTAATGCTTCCAATACAAAGTAAACAAACCGCGTTTATCCAATTGCATAATGCATGACGATTTAATCTCAAATTTTAAAGGAACCTTATGTCACAATTTATCTACATCTCCAAATTCCCGGCTTCACCAGAAGCTACTAAACGCCAGCAAATGCACTTTGAGGCAGATATTAACTTCGCATACTCTGAGGAATACTCATTTATCAAGTCATCTGATAATATGACATTCCAGATTGTAAGTCCTACTGAACTAGTTGAAGTAGATGTTACTGAAGAGCAATTACAAGCTGCGGCAGATAATATGCAATCACTTACAGAGGAGCCCTCAATTTTTGAAGAAGAGGACTATTGTATCACTTGCCACAACATCATGTTAATTGACCAAATCATCAACAACACACTATTGCAGGAAGGACAACTTTCAACATACTCGTGTGACAACATGCTCAAGTTAGCTCATCTTAAACAAATGTTAGGAGATTGCTAATGGCTTGCAAAACAACTAAACCACCTAAACCAAAGAAGTAACATATGAGTAAACCTTTACTTGACATCATGTCACTCAACCAGACTCGTTATGGAACTACTTTCGACTTTAACAAGGCAATGAGTAAACTCCAAGAGGAATTAGACGAATTTAGTGAAGGCTTCACCAAAGCCGACACTCACGAGATGGTGGATGCATTAGCAGACATCATCGTAATTGCAGCAGGGGAAATCGTTAAGCTTGGATTCAATCCTGAGTTATGCCTCAAGCAGACTGTGAAGGAAATCTCTTCACGTCTTCAATGTCCTGAGCAAGCTGCTCGTTGGGCCACAGACAACAAACAACCTGGAGAGAAGTGGCTGAAGAATCCTTCTCAACCACAATCAACTTTGTACACTGCAGACTATTCAACCTGCAAGTTACCAAGTAATTAATTGAGCACTTCTTCGGAAGTGTTCTGCATAATTACTAACTATTGCTAGTTGTATATAACTAACTTATTCACAAGGAACCAACCATGAACTTACCACAACTCGTACAAGCCTTCTATGACACAACATCAGTAAATGATGCAGATGAGCAGGAAGCATTAAACATCATATTCGAATGCTCTGATTTTATATTGCATCGCCAGGATTTTGCTAAACAACATATATTACCGGAAGATGCAGAGGTAATTGCACTATCTAATAAGTACTTTATCTCTGACAATGTGGAGAACGGTAATCTATCTATGGAACTTGTTACTACGGCATTCGCAGTACATCCAGAGTATTTAGCACATCATCTAGCATTTACTGAACCAACTCTTGCAACTCAGTTACTTGAGGAATTACTTTATTATCGAACCAAAGGACGTATTTAATATGGCAAAATCAACCGCATATTTATATGATATAAACCCAACGGTATTAGCAGATATGCAGTACAAGCAAGCTCTTGAATATAAACTTTCCTCCGCTAATGTGCTTTTAGCTAAACTACTAGTACCACATTATTCAATACGCGACTACGAACGTATAGCAAACATTCATCGTGCTATTAAATTTAATCAATCTCTTTTATCTGAACTTAAGGAACCAAACTAATGGAGTTTATTTTAATCGGTTTAGCAGTAGCTGCTAACATCATTTTTATCTTATTCAAGTATGAACGAAAGCGTTATCCAGATGCCACTCTTGACTTCATATTGCTCATTGTGGTCACCATCATCTTTAGCGGGTCTTATGGGGCATTAGTTGTTGGTACTATTGCATCTTTAGTTATCAGTATTTATCTTTATGCCAATCCACCAAATCTTCCTAAGTTACCTGAATCTACTATTAACATTGATTTAGAGGATCTCAAGCAACGTTTTTCAAGGAGGTATTAATGCATATTGTCAAAGGTTTTGGCATTACTTTTATGCTACTTGTTCTAGTGGTCTTTGCTGTACTAACTATGTACGCATCATATTTAATTGGCATAGGATTGCTTCTAATCCTATCCATTTTCGTATTTTCTAATCTCTCTAAATTATACGATAAGTCGAAGGTTGTATAATTGGTGGTACGAACACATCCATTATACGCTCTAATGGCCACTGTGGAGTCAAATTGTACCAACTCTTAGTGAATATGCTCTGATCCTGTATTGTATCCATATCGAGCACATATGCATCTGTCAACAGCAACATTAATGTACGTATTGGATATCTTGCTCCAGTTTGTGCTATTACTCTCTGTATTCTTTTCGCATATTTTGTAAACATTATGAACCCCATCTTATTTAAGTATTCTTCCATGCTGCCAGATGGCTTATTGTAGTTTACGAAGGCATTTAGCACATTGTTTAGCCTGTAGTTCTTAGCAGCTTCCCTGAAGTATGCTCTCTCCTCTGCATCCATCTTTCTATTTCTATCCTTCCACACCATTGTAGCCTGCAGTCTCGTAGCTACTTCATCCTTCGCATTTTCCACATAATTCACATACCACATTGGTATCTTTTTCTCACCTTTTGCTTGTTGTTCTATTACCTTTTTTAACTTACGATTTTCTATATCTCTTGCAACCAAGTCTGACATCTGTAGCACTTCAGTCATTACTTTGTAGTACTGAGTTTCTTCTGTTAAGTAAATCCAATTCATCCCATCTTTTATGACTTTAGGTATTGCTGAAGTTCTTTTTTTGTACTCTTTTTTAAGCTTATTTGAACTACTTAATTCCTCTTGACTCACATCCTCTACTATCGCTTGATAGATTCCCAATTCATATAACTCATGTATCGGACTTTTTTTCAACTCTTGTTTTAGCACTTCAATTCTATTCTTATCATGTTGGCTAATTTTTCCAATCTTGCCGGCTTCTTCTAACTTAATCAACTCTCTATGCTTACTTAAGTACTTTCGTACATCTATCGTACTTTCTCTGTACATTCTTAGTATTTCCATCGGATCACTGCCTGTACTAATTCCGTACATTATGTTACTTATTATATTCCCCACTATTACAAATGGCATTTTTATTAGTATGTCCACTTTAGTTATTTTTATGAACTCAATCCACATTGCTTCAGCTATTTTTACCATGTTTAGTATGAATCCTGGTGTTATCGCTTTTAGCCAGTTTACATTTGTGATGCTTAAGTGTCTATATCCGAAGTAGTTAGTCAGCATATCCTCTCTTACAGCCAATCCTTTGTAACTATTTCTCATTGCCTCTTTCTTGAACTCTTTTGGAAGCACTTCCCACAGATCTTTTATGTGTGTGTTTATGCTATTCGGTGTTAGTAGTATGTATGCCATACTATTTTTACCTATGTCACTACCTTCTATGTAATTCTCTTTTGCATCCTCTTTTATCAACTTCAGCACATTCTTATTATGCTCTATTGTGTCTTGCTTATCTAGTATTGCACCTCTAGTTGCACCAAGCACATTACTCATTCCTGTGTCTTGTTTTAGCAAGTCTTTCTTAGCATCTTTCTCCATCATGTATCTGTAGTCTACAACTTCACCATACTCGTCTAGCAATGGCATTAACCCATACTCAATTGAGTTTATGTCGAATGTGCCATCTAACTGGGATTTTACTATTGCATATCTAGCTTGATCTATTTTTAACTTGTTTATCAAGTGTCTTTTCTCAGAGTAACTATCTTGCTCATTATAGTATAGCTCTTTCAAGCTAGTACCTTTCGTCTGCATCTTAGTTAATCTAGTTGCTGTTCTATGCCACTCATTTGTTGCGAATGCGTTTGACACATACATTGCATACTTCTCTTTAGTTCTAACTAATGAATGTGACTCCATATCTTTTATCTTCTTGAATCCTCTTTTTACCATTTCATCATGTTTACTTACTGGTACTATCTCCATTGTCATACTATCATCGAACAATTCTTTTGTATATCCCTTAACCATGAATAACTCTTGATCTTTGAATATTGTTTCTTTAGCTTCTTTCTCTAGGAATCTAGCAGTATCTAATACTGTTGTTACTCCCTTACGCTCAGTTTTTAGCAATTCTGCTATCTTAGCTTTCTCTTGTTTTCCTGTATATGCCAATGCTACTAGCGTACTTACTTTGTTTAGCAGCAATTCTAAGTCACCTTTCTTATGCTTCCATCCACGTCTATACTCTGCACCTAAGTGTCCTTTAGCAATTCCAAGCACACTTGTATTTTGTGCTAAGTGTCCTTTACCAGTGGCTAAGTAGTATCCTAATCCAGTTGCTTGATCTGTATGCCAGTTGTAATTCTTTTCATCTAGCATTTTTAGCTCATGTTTAGCTTTACTTATTTCTTTTTGCAATGTCTCTTCATCTGTTAGCATATTTCTTAACTGCAAGTTTGTATATTCTTTACTGATGCTTTGCAAATCTGTATCTAGCAGAACTTTTGTTATTGCTTCTTCTTCATAATCACTTAACGGTTTTGTGAATGCGTCTTTTAAGTGTTGTTTTACTGTGCCTATTATGTTCATTTTTGATTGATCTACTTTATCAGATTGCAGTGCTAACCAATCTATTGTTTTCTCTAATTGATCTGATTCTACGAAGTCTCTGATTATTGATTGCACTGACCCATACATTGGCATTCCCATAGCTTTTAACAGTTTTGACAACTCTTTTCTACCTATTGGTGTTAGCATCAATTTAGCGAATGCGGTTGCATACCATTTTGTTTGTGCCAATGGATTACTTGGCTTAGGTCCAATTCTAGCCTCTTTCGGGAGTATTTTATCTAACTGTTCACCTATCCATGCTGATGTATCTTCTTCTATACTATCGAATTGATCTTTTAGCTTCTCAATTACATTCTCTTTTTTACGAGCTTCTGTCACTGCTTTATTATTGAACTCTGCAAACATTCCAACCAATTCAAGTGTTAACTCTTGCACATTTTTAGTTCTATCTTTGAATCTGAAGTCTCCCAACAACCATCCAGTTATTGTGTCGAACAGTTCTTTTGCCTGTTCCCATAATGTCATCTCTTTATGTTGTTCTTTCAATTTTATGAACTTAGCTTTTTTACTTACTATTGGGTTAGTCAATATATGTGCCATGAACTCATCTTCTGAGTGTCCGTGAGGCTTCCAGTCCTTTAATCCTCTTGTGTTTACATCGAATATGTAGTCATATCTTTCTTTAGCTTCAGCCTCTTCTTTAGTTGCGTCTATGCTGTCTTTTGGCAGAAAGTCTTTCCATGTCATATTTTCCATTGCAACTTTCTTTACATATTGCAATTCACGTAGTATTTTACGTGCCTCTACATCACCATCTTTAGCCAACTTTACCGCAAACTTTGTATACGCATGTATTACTTCATGCGCATATGCTTCAGCTGCACTCTGTTGATTGCCTGCTGTTTTTGCATTTCTACCAACCATTACACCTATGTCTTTACCAATTACCATACCACCATTTTCTATCGCACTTTCTAGTATGTATGTTTTAGCTTTACGCATGAAGTCTGGATTTAACTGTTTAATCAATCCTCTCAAGTACTCCATATGCTCTTCAGTTTCTGGAGATGCATCTAACTCATTAATTTTATTGAGCAAGTCTACCATCTTCTCTGGATTTCCATGTATATCAGCTTCTAATTCTGTGAACTTGTCGAAGCTTGGTTTTTCTTTACTGGCTTTAGCTCCTAGCACATCATTTTTTGCTAGCATGTCTTTTATATCATATACATTGTACTGAGTACCATTTTTCATAGTACCATTTTTAGGGATTGTAATTGTTTTATCCTTAGCAGTTTTAGCAGTTTGATAACTTACTACATAATCTCCATTATCTTTTACCTCTACTTTATACGCATTTATTGCTGATTTATGGCCATTAGTAGTTCTTCTTATAGTAGAGTAGTCTCTGCGTTTAACAGATTTATTAGTATCAGCTAATCTGACATTCATTACTAGGTTATCAATATCTTCTTCTAGTATAGCTTGCATGTTAGCTATTTCAGTTTCTACAGAGTATATATCCTCGCCTTGTGAATAATACTCTTCATAGCCATCTTCTTGCAATTCTTTTAGCATCTCTAACTTTTCTTGAGCCAATCTCATTAATCTAGCTTTTTTATCTATATCACATGGCATTACTTACACTCCTTAGCCACTTCCATAGCTAGTTTTTTTATATCTTCTACTGACATTGTACCAGCTTTAACCTCTTTCTCAGCTTTAGTAACTATAAGTGATTCTTTAGTGTTTTGTACCTCATGTCTAGATTTTACCAATTGGCGCAATTCTTTATCTACTGGTACACTTGCTTTTACAGCTTGAGCTTCCATTATTGCTGCAAATCCATCCATTGTAAATTCTAACAAGTTATCCTCAGTTTTTTTATTTAAGCCAAGCATTTCTATTAATGTTTTTACTAATTCATGTAGCAAACCTTTACTAAGCTTTTCTTTACCTACTGTTTTAATGTTACTTAGGGCATACATTAATCCTGGATTGCTTAGTGCTTCTGCTAGAAATTCTTCTACATTCTTTTGCCAGTATGTACTATACACCCCATTTTCACGAACCATACTTCGTATGTTATCTGCATTATCCATAGCTTCTTTATATAGTTCATTTATTCGTATAGTTGCTTCATGTTCTGGGTTATTTCTCATGAAGCTTAATGCACCAGCATGAATCATTTCATGAGTTACTGTATGTCCTCCATTAATTGACTCTATATCAGCCACTATTTTAGTGAGTACTTTAGCAGTATTTATATCAACAAATTCTTTTAGTAATGGATGTAAGTGGTCTAAGTTATCCTCTGTCATTTCAAATAACTCTAATCCAACAGTTTCTAACCCTTCCTTTACAGCAAATTCTACTTCTAACTGACTAGGTTTTCCAGCTATTTGCACAGTATGTGTATCTGGATCATAATCTCCAGCTACTATTACATCAAATTTACCATTAAATACTTCTTCTAGCATTAACCCAACTACATTAGGTATTACTTTTGGATTTACTAAATCTATTATTACTTTTTCCATTGCTCCGTAGTAATTGTTATATTTTCCATTTACAGATTCTAATTTTTCTTTATATTTACTCCAACCTAAACTATCTTTTGACTCTTCAATTCTTTCGTTTCGAGCATTCATTTGAGCTGTTCTATTAGAGTTAACTACTCTAGCTTCTTCTATCTTACTATCATCATAATCCATATTAAGTTGTAGAGTTTCTGGATCAATCTTAGGTTTAGCAGCCTCTAATGCTTTTATAAAGCTCTCTATTTGAGTCTTTGCAGTTTTATTCAGTACTTCTTTTGTACCTTCTTCAATCAATTCTTTAAGTTCGTCAATTATGCATCCCATTTACACATCCTTATTTACAAGTTTCTTCTATTAATGTAGCAAGCTTAGTATGTGCTTGTTTCCCATCTGCTTTACCATATGCCTCTGTAATTATTGTTTTAATTTTATTTTTTACAGGAGCACTTAATCTTGAATCATTCTTACTAAGCCATTCTTTAGCTATTATTGACACAGCAAGTATAACTTTCTCTTCATCAATTGTACTAGTTTCTTGCTTATTTACTACTTTAACTAACTTAACTCCCTCAGCTGTCCACATACTGCCAGGTAATCCCACCATATGTCCTATTGCGCCTATTTGAGCAAACACATCTTCTCTAGCAGTTGTTACTCTCTCAGTCAATGCTTCTAATTTACTCTGCATCTCTTCAACAGCATCTTTTAACCCTTTCTCTAGATAAGTTGTTTTACCATCTGCTTTCTCTTTAACCTCTACTTTTACAGTATTATCCAATGTGTTTACATCCAATCGTTTGAGCATTTCATTGATTTCTTTTATCCAACTATACGACTTCGATATATCAAACATTGCTTGATTGTACTTTTTAATTGTTTCTAGTGACTTGTTCAGTGGAGGCATAATCGCATCATGTATTGCTGTTACTGCTTCACCATTTAATTGAGCCATCAACGCACCGTCTATATAGTGTATTGGCACAACTGAACCTGAACTTATCGCTGCTTCGAATGTTCTAATCATGTGACGCACTTTAACTGAAGCTACTCCTTCACCAGTCTCTTTATTTTTTACTCCAATGCTTTTCATTGCTGTAGCATCTGTAGTAGCTCTTGAAGGCATGTATCTGACTTCTTCGTCACTTGGTGTTAAGCTTGAGCTTTTGTATATTGCAACACCTTCATTCAACTCGTCTGACAATGGACTTTTTATTAATGGGAACTTATCTTTTAATCTGTCCAGTATCTCTTTTACTTTATCATCATTTAACTTACCTATTGGCACTTGTTTTACTTCTTTATCATACTCTTGTTTCCAAGCAGTGAACATGATTTTGAATGCACTATTAACTGTATCATGCACATCCATAAATTCTTGGAAGTGTTCTTTCATTATTGTCTCAACTGAGTGTCCGTAAGTTAAGTCCATTACTTCATTCAAGTACTCTTCTAATGTATGCAAATTCTTGGATTTCACTTTGATTCTATCTAATGGAACCTCTTTTAGCAATTGTTGGAATTCTTCAATTGTTTTAGGTACTTTGTATGAATTATTTTTATCAGCAGTTATCAATCCCATCAATGCTTTAACAGGTTGTTCTGTACCTTTTTCTCCGGCAACTATTCTATCTATTAACCCACTTGTTAGTACACCAGCCAAGCTACGTTTAATTGATGCTATTCCAGCACTGTAGTTGAATGTCATAAACGGGTCTTTGAACAATGAACGTAGTGCAGATGTTACCGTGCCATCATCACTAACTTTTGGCATAAGCGCACCTAATCCAGCATCATTCCACAAGCTATTTACTACATTTGCACTTAGTTTTTTGTAGTTTTTGCCTTTATTCGCTATTGCTTCTTGTACACTTTCTTCAGTTACCGCAACTTCTTTAGCCAATGTTTGGTAACTATCGTAGAACTTTTGTCCTGAACCGTCCAGTATGTCATTCATGCTATTTGCAGTTGCTTTACCTTTTTCTAGTACACCCACTTTATTTAGCCAATCCCACAACCCAACCAATTCATTACCTATGATTGGTATTTGTAGTAATTTTAATCCGAATCCACTTGTTAACGCATCGAACTCTGCTGTTAGGGATGATGTGAATGTTCCGCCTTTTTTAATCTTTTCAAGCATGTCAATTGCTTGTAGCGTATGTGATATGTGATCTGGTTCGAACTCCATTGCAGGATTCTCTTTGTATCCTTCTGTAGTTGGTAGTATTATTGTACCATCCTCTGTTAGTTTGAAGTGTGTATGCACATCTTTAACACCATTTTTACCTTTACTTCCGAATAACACTTCACTTAATGCTTTAGGATCAGCTTTTCTTAGCAATTCACCAGCTTTCATTATTTTAACCGTAGACTTTTTATCTACTTTAAATCCAAATGCTTGTGCTATCGCATAGTTGACCAATGATTCCATTGACTTTTTAGTGAACTTACCATCCTTTACAGTGTATTTCAATTTATGCTCTGCTGGTTGTATTAGGAATCTATGTAACTTATCAGTTTGTGGATTTAATGTATTACTATCCATCATATATCTACCATTACTTGAGTAGAACCAGTCGAAGTACAATTCTGCATTCATTTGACCTTTTTCATCCACGAACATTTTTAACTCTTCTATACTTTTCTCTATGTCCATATTCTTAGCTTCTGCAGATTCTTTACTATCGAAGCTCATGTTATTTAAGTCTTCAGCTGATGCATAACCTAAGTGCATTTTTAGTACATCTATGTTCACATCTTTTAGCATTTTAGCTATCAATGCATTATTTACTTCCCATTTAATACCTACTAAGTGTTCCATGAATTGTGCCGGAGTCTTTTTATCTTTATCTGTATTTACCATTCCAGGTATTTGCATTCCGGCAATGTCTTTAGCAACTTGCTCTTTCTTATATCTTGGAGTTTTAATTGGATTCTCGCTAGGCATTTTTCTGAATGAATTTTCATCCCCAATTAATGAGTGTATTTCTCTGTACACATCAGCTCTCACATTTCTTTTACTAACCTCATCTTTGTTCTTTGCAATAAACTTTTTAGTGAATTTAATGAATGCTATGTCAGCATCTGAATCAACGAACTCAGATCTTTTTGCTGTCGATTTTTGTGAATCTTTAGCAATTGCTTCACCATATTCATTTGAGGAAATTGAATCTCTTTCAAGTATTCCATTAGCAACACCAGCCAATAGTATTCTATTGCCTACATCAGCAGCTAATCTATCATATGCCTCGCGTTCTACATCAGTAGCCTCTTTTTTAAGCACATATCCCATCTTTTGTAGTGCTGCTTTACCGACTTTATTAGCCGCTGTTTTATAGAACATACCTTTGTCTCGGAGCAGTTTTTCTTGATTTTTTCCTAACTGTGACTCTATAACACCAAGCATTTGTGCTATGTTTTCTCTACTTTTATATGCGGGATTTAGCATTTCACCATTATTAGCCATATACTCATCTAACGCAAGTTGTCCAGCCATCAGCATAGTATCATTTAACTCACCAGCTTTATTGTAGAATAACCCTACAGCAGATTCTGTTCTTAGTTGCAATTCTAATGTGCCACCTTCACCTTTAACGTATGGTTTATCAGCATTCACTACGAACAGTTTCTCGAATGCTTTTTTCATATCATCTATGTATCTTACACTACTCATTTCTGGATGATTTGCTAATTTTTTGAACAAGTATTCCACTGGAGCCACACTTAGCACAGTATTTTTACCAACTTTTACTATGTTGTTTATATCCAAGGGTACTATGTAATTTTTGTATGTATCTGTTTTCTTACCTTTTGATATACTTGTGTCTAGTATTGTTTTAGCCACATCTCCATCAACATCTTTTAGCAATTCTTGTATTGCAGCAGCTTTAGCTTCTTCATCTAAGTTTGTATTTTGTGCAATCTCTTTTATCTCTTGGATTATGTCACCAATTGACTCTAAGTGTTTTGATGTTTCTTTTGCATTAGTTTCAGCAATTACATAGTCCTTTTTAGCATACTTTTTATCTATAGTAGCTTTTAATTCAGCTATTTGATTTTCTATATCTTCATTGAACATAACTGCTTGAGTTTTATCAACTCCAGTCAATCCAGTGGTATCTTTAATCTGTTTTTCTAAGTCATTTGCTTTACTTAATTCAGCAGATATTTCTTTCACACTATTTGCACTAATTGTATGGAATCTATTTAGTAATTTCTCCCATCCTTCTTTAGTATCAGTACTTTTGTATTGAGCTTGTATGGCTTCATCTGAATTCCATAAGTTTTTTGCATAAGCTTCTTGTGCTTTTACACTATCAAGGTTTCTGTATTCTTTGTATCCTTCCACATCAACTTTCTTAGTTACAGCTTCTTTTGCTTCTTTCACCTTTTTAGCAGATTCTTTTAGGGTCTCTGCTTCAGCTTTAGGCTTGAATGTGAACGAGAAGTTACTTGTTTCACTTGGTACTGATCTGTATTCATTACCGTAGTTTGTTAATGCTTCTTGCAGTAATCTTAGTGCTTCTAGTGCATGTGGATCTTTAACGGCATTGCCTGCCTTATCTTTTGATTTAGGTCTTAGTGTAGCATCTAATCGTATTGTCGCACCAGCTTCTTTTGCGGCTTCTATTGCTTTATGTAAATCGCTCTTTTTATTTGACAACTCTTTTCTTAGTTTATCAACATCATCTTGTGTTGTTGCTTTATCCATTGTCATGTATACTACACTATCTTTTGTGTAGTCAGTCAAGTTTGTTCCGCTTAGGTTACTTTCTTTAATTGCTGTTGCACGCTTACCTGAGCCAATCGCGTATATATGAGTTGCTTCTGGAGTACTTTCTGAGCCTTTTAAGTCTTTAGCAAATGCGTCTAACCATTTGTTGCCTTTAGCATTTATTATTGGTTTATTGGTAACTCCTGTATCAGCTGCACTAAGCCCTATACTATCTAATTTACCTGCTACACTCTGTAATCCTTCTTTGATTCCAACTATGTTTAATCTTTTAGCTTCTAGTATATCTTGCAGTGCTTTATTTGATTTTATCTGCACTTTACCATTAGCATCTAGTTCTGTATATACAGTGAATTTGTATCCATTATCCATCTCTACTGATGAAGCACTTTTAGGAGTTTTTCTTGGCAGATTTGTTTCATTAGGTGCATTGTATGCTTCAATCTCTTTTTGCACTCTGTTGTATAGCTCAGTGCCTTTATTTAAGTAATCTTGCTGAGTTTTCTCGTAGTTTATTAATCGTTTTACTAACTTGTCTACTTTACCAGTATTTGGTGAACTTGCATCAAGCAAATTTTCTAAGTCTCGGGTTAATGTTAGGTACCCAATTCGTCCACTTTTAGCTTCTGCATCAACTACTGCAAAGTCTTTTTTGACTTTTATGTACTCTTCTTTATCTTTAACTATTCCTGCTTTTACTGCTTTAGCATATAGCACTTCATCTACAGCATCATCTACTTCACCAATGTCTTGCATTGCATACATCAAGTCACGTTTTGACTTTAGCACTACTGTATCATTTTCTGGGTCTAGCAATTGAGCTTTGTATTTATCTTTTAAGCTATTAATTGTAGCTAATTTTTGCTCTTGTGCCTCTTCTGGTGTAGATATTAATTGCTCTTCCATCTTTTTAATTGATGTCATGTCTGCTGTGCTTATCACACCATTTTCAGCTACTCTACTCATTATGTTTGACATTTTTGCTTTCAAGTCAATTGGCTCTTCTATATCTTCACTTGTGTTTGCTAATGTATCTTTTTGCAGCGGTATTTCAGTTGCTAATCCTATGCCTTTTTTAACTGTGCCAGGTACTGCAGATACCACATCTTTCACTATACCAGTACTAGCTAGTCCTCCACCACTTATTACTCCCAATGCAGCTCCGAAGGTTTGTTCTGGATCTGTTGCTATTTCAAGTAGTGTTTTATCACCAACTTTTTGAGTAGCATACTTCTCAGTAGTGCCTTCAGCAAGTTCTTGTAATCCCTCTCCACCTGCAGCAGTTGCAATCTTAGTCGCTCTACCACCTTTTGATAAGTTACCGAATACTCCAGCAACCCCAGTCTTTATAAGCACTTTTTCTGGTGCGAGTACAGCCAATTCACCGAAGAATGTTCTAGCCAGTTCTCCTGGAGTCATGTCTCTATCATTATTCTTTTTGAACTCTTCAGCATAATTTGATGTTCTTGTTGCAGCAACTAACCCAATTCCTCCTGGAATCATTAATCCAGCCATCTCACCAGCACTATCTGCAAGTATTCCTGGAACCTCTGGAACCATTCTAGCCATTACTTTTATATAATCTGTTACACTTTCAGCTTTTTCCCAATCTTTTAACCCACTTGTCATAGCTGCATTATGCTTGTCTAGGGTCTCTTGTGTAACCCCCATTTCTATAGCAGCAACTTCTCTGTTTCTGAAGTCTTGTATATTTTTATCAGTGCCTTTAATCTCACCTTTTGCACCTATTATATACCCAACATCTCCATCTCCGCCAAAGTACTTCTCAACATCACTTGCAAATGTGTTATATTTATCTATATTTTCTTTTCCTACCAACTTCTCAATCATATTAGCAGCATCAGCACCTACTTTTGCTAATGAACCTTGTACTCTGTCTACATATTCACTTGCACTACCCGCATGCTTTTTATTAGTCTCAGCACGCAGTCTATCTTCAATACTCATACCTGCTAATTTTCCTAACTCATAGTATTCTTTACCAGTTGTCTTATTAGCATCCATTGCATTTAAGTCTTTTGCACCTTCTACTCCAAGCAAGTGTGCAGCAGCTATCTTGCCTGTTAGATCTTCCATACTTGTAGCTTCTGGGGACAATTTTTTAGCATAATCTTTTAGATGTTCATTCATTACAGCATCTTGTACTTCTGGGTTTTGCAGGAATTGTTCTTTATTTGCAACACCATACTTACCAGTCCATGCGGAAGGTTCATTTAATTGTTTATTTGTAGTGCCAGGTTTCACCATTCCTAAGTCTGCTAATCTAGCAGCACCGAATTGGTATGCTCCTGTATAACCCAGTTTATTTACTGAACTATAGTCATCACTTGACTCTCTTGTACGTAGAGCATTTCTTAAGTTTATAAGTGCTGTGTCAATATTCATTTTATTTGGAGTATCTCCTAATTTTACTACACCATTATTTTCACCTGTTATATTTCCAGCAGCATCTATTGTACTATACATTCCACCAAGTTTTGTTACAGCTCCCAAGTCCCTACCATAATTATTTGTTGGTTCTACTAATCCAGTTCTATTAGTTGCTACATCAGCACTTACTAGTGATGGTAGCAATTTTCCCTCACTATCTCTTACCGTGCCTTGCATAGTATTTTGTACATTTTGTTTTTGTTGTTCACCAACTTTGAACACCATATCATTTGTTACTTGTGCCGCAGGAACACCCAACTCACCTGCCAACTCATTTCGTTGTTTTTCCATACGTAGCACATTACGTGGCTCTTCGAACCATTTATCTTGTTTAGTTGTCTCGTATGCATTTGCATTTAGTACACGCATTGCACCTGTGCCACTAAGGTTTACCGTATCTGCATCTGTAACAGTCATTGATTGTACGCTTGTTTGTACAGGATTGTATTTTAGCGGATCTACTAATGTACTTTTACTACTTAAGTTTGCAAGTTTTTGTTGAGTTCTTCCTTGTAGCAAACCAACTTTACTGAATGCAGATTCTTCAACTGGCTCTATTTTAGGGGTTAGTGCGGATGCTAAGTCAGTACTCACATCAGTTGCTGTACTTTTAGCTAAGTCTATTAAGTAGTTATCTATGCTCATTATATTACCTTATACTGCTATATTTTACTCATTATAGCAGTGTTTGGCTTAATATTTGTTTGCTGTATTTATCTACCTTGTCTCATTATTGGGCTTGCAGTAGTTTGTAGTGTAGTGCTTGGATTTCTCATATTTGTCAAATCAGCAAGTTTCTGCACAGCTAGTTCATATGGTATTCCTTCTTTTTGGGCTAATTCTTTAGCCGCAGCAGATACTCCAGTAACTACTTGTGCATCTCGTACTTTTTGTTCAACTTGTGCCCATGATTTTTCCCACGACAGGTTCTGATCTTCCATTATTTGTTTAGCCATAGCTGATTTCTCTGACCAACTCGGATTAACTAATGGAGTTTGTGCCGATTCATTACTAGTTTGACCCGTAGGCACATTAGTCTGAGGTATTCCTAATACATCTATTAATGTCTTTGTTTTATTATCAGCTTCTTTTTTATCAGGTACAGTTGCGAATAATTCCTTAATATTAACCTCTTTTTTAGTGCCTGCAGTTTCATTTTTGGCAGTATTAGATTCCTCTTTTTTAACCTCTGGTGAAGGCATCACAGCAGTATTCTTAACTTCCGGTTGAACTTCAGCTTTGCCAGCAGTTCTTCCCAGTTTAGCAATCAACTCGTCTAACTGTGTTGCTCCTTTGGCACTTCTTGCAGCAAGTACATCTGCTTGTGTTAGGGGTGTATTAGCTGTATTTGCCACTGCTTGTCTATACGCAGCATCTTTCTGTTTCAGCAATTCATCATACCCAGCCATTGGGTTTAGTGAAGCAAACTTTCCAGGAGTTTTTGTAGTAGATCCTGTGCCCTCAGATCCTGTCAATACAGGTTTTTTAGCAGCTATTGTAGTAAGCACTTTATCTCTATTAAATGTATTATCTAATCCTCTTTCTTCTAACCCACTAACTATTCCATATAACTCATCAGGACTCATTTTTGCAGCAGCTGCTGCGGAAGTTACAGCTGCTACATTTTCTGCATCCCCAAATTTCCAGAAACTATATTTGCTATTTAACCCTTCTTTAAGTGTTTCATAGTCCTTCCATTTAGGAGTATCATCTTTTTTATCCTTTTTATTACCACTACCTTTTCCTTCAGCAGCTCTAATCTCAGCTGCAGCCAATGTTGTAGCATCCTTTAATCCAGCTCTTTGCAGTTCACTTCTATCTTTAGACAGCAATTCAGCAGCTTTTTGAGCACGTTCACTTTTAGCAGTCATTGCAGATCGTTCTGCAGACTCCATTCCAAGCAACTTCTCTTGCATACTTAATGGTATCATTCCATCAGCACCTTTAGCAGTAGAAGCCATTGCAGCTTTGAACCTTTCTGATTCAAGTAATGTTTGCCCAGATTTGTCGTGTACGTCCGACAGTATCTGTTGATTTTTCATCTTTGCAATTGCAGATGGCATTGTTGGATTAGCCAATTCTTCAGATGTTAGTGACATATCATTAATTACTGATTTACCTTTTTCTGTGTCAGTTAATTGTGTAGGCAATGCTGAATAATCTCTTGTTGGAGTTTGATTGTATGCAGCAAATGTCTTTTGTGCAAATGTTCTATCAGCTAACTCTTGATTGTATTTATCAGCATCTCTTTTAGCAGCAGTTTGTTGTAGTGCTAGTGCATCTCGTCTATATGCTTCATCACGCAATCTCTCTGCACGTTGTTCATCTTGACCAATCATTTGACCTAGTGTAGTACTAGTTTGCTGTAGTGAGTTTCTTACACCTTCTAGTGGATCAATTATATTTCTAGCTCCAGAGAAGTCTACTTGATACTTAGCCATACTATATCCTTGTCGGTTGTGATTGTGAACCGAAGCCATCTAGTGCACTTCTATAGTTCTTTCTTGCATCAATTTCGGACCTATTACTCTCAATTTGTTGCCCAAGCAATTCTTTTTGTTTATCAGCCAATCCTTTATTTTGGAAGTAGCTGGCTAATCCTAGCCCTAATTGCCCAGCACCAATTCCGATTTGTCCCATTTTCATAGCACTACCCCACTGATCTGGATTCATTCCCAGCAGATCTTTAGAGGTATCTGTAGTACTATCTGGAATTCCTTTCATACCTTCAAATTCTGCATCATTTTGCATCAATTTCACTGATCCTGGATCCATTCCGTATATATTACCATTGTACTCTACTGTTTGTGCAGGCCCTACTGGCTCAACTGCCACAGAACCTATTTGATTAGTAGTTGCAAATGCGGATTGATTTGTTGCCATTATATCTCCTGCATCTAGTATTCCATATGTGCCATCTTGTTTATATCCCATTTGAACTGCCATTGTAATCTCCTATTTTGTATTTGTGTGCACTTAAATACACTCATTATATCTAATAAAGCTTTAACTTAACCTAAGTATCCTCGATAAGTAACTTTACTTGTTATACCATCATAGTATTTATTGAACGTATCATCAATCTTACCTTGGGTCATCCTATGTGGAACTGCCTGCATTATCTCATTGAAATCATAGATATTGTAAAACGGACTACTGAATGTATAGTCCATTTTATCTTTTAGTCCTGCACTAGATAAGTCCTCTAATTGCTGCTCTTGTTCTTCTATCTGTCTAGTCATATAATCTAGTCCATCAGCAGGAGGGTCTATATGCTTAACATATAGTTGGAATCCTTTAGTAGCTGCATTAAGCATACTCTGCATATTAGTGGAAGTAGTAGTACTGACTGCGTTTTTTACATAGTCTATGAGCATATCACCCATACTTTCAAGTGTTATCTCTTTTAGTGATTCCACAAAGCTCATTCTACCAGCCACTACTAATGCCTCTGCTTTTAATGACTCTACTGTTACTTCTTTACCCGCAGCTATTAGTGATTGTGTAGCCGCTTCTTTCGTCGCTGTAGCACCAGCAGCAGCAGCGCGTGCCATACTTTGCACTATAGCAGTTATTCCTACTATAGCTGCAGCTATTCCCAACACTTGGGAGGCTTTTCCCATATATGCAGCCCAAGCAGGGTCCTTCTTAGCAAGTATTATTGATAATCCCATCATAGCCAGTGAGCCAACAGTTAGTACCATAGCTGCACTAGCCCAGGCTATAGAACCCCCACCTGTAGGTATAGCGACTAGTACAGCTACCACTATTATTATTATAGTTAAGACTATAGTGACAAGCTTCTTCCAAGTACTAACTTTCTTTTTCTTATACCCAGTCTTAATCCTGGCAGTAATAGTCTTATTAAACTCTTTACTCTTCATAGCCAGTAGCCCATCTAATCGGTATCTGCCTTGATATAATATCTCATTGTCAATAAACGGCACTATACCATGATATACTTCTAGCAATTGTAATTTAACTGAGTTAGGAAAACTATTAACTGAATTATAAACAGCACTACGTATAGTATTCAAATACACATCATACGTAATCTGTGATATAAAAGGTTTGCGTCTAAACTTAAATTCAATATTAACCTCTTTCAAAAAGCTAGCAGTATTTGTTCTATCTGTCTGTGCTATAGCTGTAACATTTGTAAGATTTCTATGTGTTACCTTAAACTCTCTCTCAAATATAACCTCGTTACGATCCAGCAATGCCAATGCAGTAAGTACATGCTCATCTGCAATACTGTATTCAACTATATAAGGATCGGCTTTAATTGCATCTATAATACTAGCATCACTTAGCACATTTGCATCGCTATTAACGAACAATGGCTCATAGCTTATCTCCGCTGTAAACCATGCAGACCTATCATACACCGGTAATAATGGTGGTACTACTGGTACATTTTCTACAGTAAATGGAGCTTGAAACTCTAAATACGTAGTTAATTGTTCGTTACTTATATCATCATACGTGCCTTGCACAGGATTAAAATATAAGTAGTACTCTTCTATACCTACCCATTTTTCTTTCTTTAAATCTTCTACACTAATGCCAAGTATGTTGTACAATCGCTTATACGCATGACTCTCTTGTACAGCACCACCAGCATATAGATTGAGGTTAGCCATAACAGTAACCCCATTAAGCACTGTAGTAGGCCAATACTTCAATATTCTATTATGCATTTTCCTATTGGCTTGTAAATCCAGCGTAGCAGTGTTTACGAAGTCACTTTCAATATACATCTGCTACTCCTTAATTATGCGTTATTCAAATAATCAACAGCCGCAGTCCACTTAGCTAATGCAGCAGATGCATCATCAACCAATGCAGCCTCTTCAGAGCTTAACAACATACTTACCATTGTAGCAGAACTATTAGCCACATGCTGTCTAGTATTATCATCAAATCCTTTTTCTTGTCTCTCAGCAACTTTCGTTTGCCAATAGTTTAATCCAACCTCATCAGCTGATGTTCCTGATGTTAACCAACCTACTGAGTCAATTACTGGCAGTACAATTCCATTTTGTCTATACGCTGTTGCATACCCATTATATACATTAGCTTGTGCCATTTTAATTGACTCATGTTTAGTACCTGATGCATTATATGCTAGTGCTACTGTCCAATCTGGCATTGCTGCAAGTGCAGTTACTCCGTAGTCTATTGTCAATTCTGCTTGAGCTTTCTTTATTGCCATCAATGTCAAGTCTGTTTCCATATCAGCTTTATTAGCATCTATTATTGTTTTTTGCATTTGTGCATTAATCAATTTTGTATCTTCTATTGCTTTCAAGTACACTACTGGAGCATCTCTATTTTCTTTAGCTATTTCCACTGCAGCTTGTAGCGCTTGTGCAGTCATTCCACTTGCTAAGTCAGTTATTGTTTTAGCCAATACTTCTGCTTTTTGCACCTCAGTCAAGTGACCTTTTTCTACATAGTCTAATACTGTTGCTTTTGCTTTCAGGTAGATACTACTCTGTCCTGTAGCCGCTTTCATCAAGTCTGTAAATATCGGTGTTACATCTAAATCTCTTGGTAGTCCTGGATTATATTCCATTGCTGTTGCTGCCATTTTTATTCCTTTATTTTATTCAATTAACGTATTATAGCATAAGTGTTCCATCAGCTAGTACTACCATCGGTAGTGTATTTGTACATGCCATTATCAGACTCCTTAATTGTTATACGAATTATCGCACAGATGTCTAGATGCTAGTGGTAGTGTAACTTCACATGTTGCCATTTATTTCTCCTTCTAACTGTTCTTCTAGTCCTACTATAGTCTTATTAGCTAGAGTAAGTTGCTCTTTTAATGAAGTTATTTCACGACCTCTAGCCTGGTAGTTTGTTATAGCTATATCAGCCTCTTTGTTTCTTTTATAGTTTATAGTTTCTCTTGCTATTAGGATGAATAATCCTATAACAAACCCTATTAATACATCTATGTACATTTTATTTCTCCTTTGTTGATTATCACGATTGCACTAAAAATGACGGTATAGACATCGTAGTACTTCCGATATCAGAGCACGACGCTAACGTTACTGACCCTTGAAGACCAACAGTAAAATTTGAAAAAATCGAAGGATATGATGAAAGAGTACTCAGCACTGCGGTAATAGCATTCATTCGTACAAACCCCACAGATCCGTTCCATTCTGCTGTAAAGGAAAAAATTCCGCTGGTAAATGTGTAAGTTTTTACTGTAGTAGTTCCAGTACCTGAATTATATACTTGTGTCCCATTTTTCTTCACGATCAATGATAGTGATTCTAAAGTGAAATAAAAATACGCACCAAACATAATAACATACGTGTCATTCAATATTTTAAAAGTAAAGTATGGGGTACAGCTGCCCCATTCAAAATTAAATATATATGACGCAGAGTCTTTTACTATCAATGGGTTATCAGATACAGATCTTCTAGCATTAGACTGTGTATATGACGAATATGGAAAAATTAAATCATATTGGCTAAGACTTCTAGTGCCAGACGCAGTTGAAGAGTACGATTGCGAAAATAGACGCACTACACCTGGAAGACGCACATAGCCTAGACTATCTACTATTAAAGCGCCGGTAACATTGTCATGTGCAAAGTTAGCCTCATATGCACTTGGGATAGTTGAAGTTGTATAGTATTGCCAGTTAGTCAAATCTCCAGTGGTGGTGTAATCTATCCATGAACTCTTGATAACAGATCCTTCAATCGAAGCTCCTCTGATAACAGCACCTTCAATAGTATACCCGTTTATGTATACAGATTGTATTTTATCAGCTGTAATCGTATTCGCCGCTATCTGCCCAGCTGTTATACTACCAGTAGTAATATTATCACCATCAATAGTAGTAGTTCCATAGTTATTCGTACTAGTGAAATCCACTACGCCATTAAACAGAATGTTACTACCTGTTATACTAAACGGCGTATACCCAGTTACTCCATCACTTACACTGAATTTCTGTGCATTTATCTTGAATTCACTTACTTCATTACTTCCATCACTGAATGACCAACCAACTATGCTATTATCTGGTGTAGTAGCTAACTTACTAGCACCTAATGTCCATCCTTCAGGTGTTACAGTTACATTATCTAATGTATCTATTCTAAGTGTTTGCTCATTGTATACTGCTACTAAGCTTGTCATATCTGTAGCTGACGCAAATTCATCAGTTGCTGCAGCGATTGCTATATTGCCTATATATGCTTCTATTGCTCCTGGACTTCCATCATCACCAAGTTTTGCTCTTAATACTGCTATCTCAGTTGCAAATGCTTCATTTTCTGTAGCAAACGTTTGCTGTACATTGAGTATTTTTGCATCAACCGCTCCTATCGCAGATCCTAGTGTAGTAGTTAGCGCCGATTGTGACACATAATCTGTGGTTAATGTTTCTATGTATTGGTTTACCCCACTACTAATTGCATTCATTAATGTAGTTCTTATATTTTCTATTGCAGTTCCAATATTACCACTTTCAACCGATAACGCTATCTCATTTTGTATCCATTGTGATATACCTTTTGGTACATTTCCATCATATGTACTTTGTGCAATTACGTAATCCGCAGGTGTAACTTGTAACTTACTTGAGCCTAGTATACTTACAGCAGCATTGCTATTAGCAGTTATTATCTCAGTTTTCTGAGTTTTTACTGGAGTAGTTGGTGCTTTTATTTCTACCATGTGCTATGCCACACAGGTAGTTGGTAGTACAAATACATCTTTTATCATCGCAGTTCGTGTTGGATACACATCATTGAAGTCTAATGTAATCAGCATTTGGTATGTTGGTTTTAAGTAGTAATCATCTATTTTATCAGCTCTATCAGATACCATTTGTGCAGTTAATGTACTTGGCAGTGTTACACTAAGCATCCCATTTAGGTAAGTTAATGGTATAGCTTCAACATCATCTGGTATTTTTTCTATAGTGACTCCTGTACTAACTAAGCAAGCTAGTGTGTCTCTATTTTGTAGTTTTACTTTTGTAGCACTTTCTGCTACACCAATATCAACTAAGTCTGCAACCGATTGTGGCAGAAAGCTATCATTAGTGATGACTTTCATAGTAAACTTAAACTCTTCCCCCTGAGGTATAATGAAATCTGCCATAGTAATCCTTTGTACGTATATTAGTAAGCTCCTTAGAGCTCACTATATAGTTACTTTTTTGAAGCAGCTAATTCAGCTTTTTCTTCTTGGGTTAGTGGGACATCAACTATTGAGTAAGCTTCTGTACTACGTACAATTGTAACTTCTTTACCATTTACTGTAGTTTCTTCTTGAATTAACATAGTTTTTTCAGCAAGCATGTCCAACAATACTTGTGGCTCCCATGTAGGAACATTAAATCTTACTACTTTTTTTACGAACCCAATTGAGCCGTTTCCAACTGAGTAGAACTCAGAGGGCAATCCTCTCATTCTTTCTTCAAGTGGAGTAATCTTCACTTTACGCATTAACATCGCAGCTTGACGTGCATTAACTTTTTTCTTTGCTGTTTCAACTACTGCAGGAATTGGTTTTTCATAACCTTCTGCTTTACTTTGCATTTCCAGCTCTTCTTCTGCTGACGCAACTAATGCTTCCAACTCTTCCTTGGCAATTTGCCCTTTGAATTCTACATTCAACTCTTTTGCTCTATCTTTTAGTTCTGTGTAAGTCATTTTTATGACTCCTTATCTTTAATTTTATAGTCCGAGGTGATACTCTATGACTTTTAATTCGTATTTTAGCAGAGTGGAGCTTAAGCTCTACTTGGTATATACCACTTTATTGACCACCCTTTGGATGAGCCAATGTCTTTTCTTACTAACTTTTTTATATTGGACATATTAGCAACTCCTAGGAAGTCTCTAAATTCCTCTATTCTGCCGCAGAATTCTCTGCCATCTACATGCACCCAAGTATAGCTGTCTATATATAATCTATCTGTTGTAGCACAACCACTAGTTATATTTTTGACTATTCTCCAACCGTGTGCGTAATTTCGTTTTCCGGCAACCGTTGCGTATACATGTGAACCATCTAAGTTTTTATCCTCTTTAAGCTCTAAAGGAGTGCCTATAAATACAGCACCTTCTCTTGACATCCACTCATATACAGAACTATGTTTGTACCTACTATTGCCTGTACCTTTACGCATTTCTGATAGTTTGGCTCTAGTCTCTCTTGATGCTTTAGTTCCTAACTTTGCTCTAGCAAGCCTTTGTCTATGCTCTTCTGTAAAAGGCTTCATCTTTCTGCCTGTTAGTGCTTCACCACATTTACGTTTATGTTCTTCAGTTAGTTTATGGCCTTTTCTATCACTCACGAATTTAGTTGAAGTTTGCTTAACCATATTCCAGAATTCTGGATTTTTATGTACTTCATGAACTGCATGTAGCCTAATTTCTTCAGCTAAAGCTTCTTCTCTTGTAGGGAATATACTCAACACAAGTTTATCGCATCTAGCTCTATCTTCATTTGTCATTGCGTATGAGGAACCCATATAAGGGTCCTCATCTACAGGACATTCACAGGATCTTACTCCTATGTACTTCATATCTGAACTTGGATCGAATACCACGTAAGTATAATGACTCATAATTGACTCCTAATCTTTTATGAACACTATACCGTAGTGGACCTTCAACCAACCTTAGTATTTAGAAGCAGTTACATAATTTGCTATATGCTCAGGACGTTCGATGAGGACGCCATTCCAGTATTCAATGATTGTCATACCAAACTTAGCGTATGGGTTTTCACGAGTACGTAGAGACTCTGGAGTCTTGTGTTGAATGTTGAATTTACCTTGTGTACCTGCACCAAACTCGAAACCGATGTGTGTGAATGAACCTGAACCAATTACTAAGTTTGCGTAAACCTCGAATTTAGTACCATCATTTCTGAACTCATCTGTACCAACTGCAGAAACCCATGCTTTACCTGATGCAGCACCAGTAACACTTGAGTATTTAACCATTTTAGGGTGTACAACTATACGGAATGGTCCAACTTTACCAATTTCACCATGAATTGCAGTTACATATTTACCGTTTTTATTAGCAGCAGCATATTGCTCTACTGATACGAACGCATCATCTGTACCATTCAATGCTTTGATTGACATGTAATCCATTTTCATATCTGGACTAATGAACATATAACGAGCAGCTTGTACTGTACGTGTATCTGTCATGTTTGAACCAACGATAACTGTAGTGTCTTTTGGACATTTGTTATTATCAAGTTCTGTGTCAATTCTGATCAAGTCACGAATTGTTGGAACCGAAGTTTCATCAACTGTAGCTACAGTAGTTGCATCACCTGCATAGTAAACTACGCCAGCACCATTAATTAACTCGATAGCAAGTGTATCTTCATTTACTTGGTTAGCCGCACGTACTGCTTCAGTAGTTGTGTGCATTTTCAATTGAGCATCTGAATCAAAGTTCATCTCGTCTTTAGTCCACTCGTAGAAGAAACCACGATTCTTGATTGTACCACGTACTTCTTTACGGCTGAAGCTAATTTTGTTTACACGAGTAGCATTTTCACCCAATTCTGGAAGTTTTGCAGTAATGAATCCCATACCACGACTTGAACCATATAAGTTACCATTTGATGCTACACCAAGTGCGTCTAAACCTGAGTTTGCAACTTCATTTTGGTCATCTAGTACAGGAATGTATCTGTGCTTAACTACTTCTTTACCTTGGTTCTTTGGCATTGCCATAGTACCTGACATTTGGGAAAAGTACATCTCATCTTTAATGTCGATGATTGCTTTTTTGTTGTAGTGGTACTGAGTTAACTGACCATTACCTGCTTTTTTATCTATCGCTGACGGAGCGCCAGTCGTACCTGTGTTGTAACTCATTTAAGTTCCTTATTTAGCTTATTTCAGCTTTTTTTCCATCCACTTCAAGTAGTCATCATCACTCATATTGAGTGCTTCTTCCAAGTAGTTTACGGATTTCTTTGTTCCAGCATTACTTTTGGTTGGTGCTGCAGCCTTTCGTTTATCGGCAAGTTTCTTTGTAGCATCTCTACTAGTTTCACTGCTTTTTACCTCAGCGATCTTTCTTTGAGTAAGTGCATCTTGTTCTGCTTTATTCACTCTTTGAGCTTCTTGCTCAGTTTGTGCAGAATGTATATTAGCAGCAAGCTTATAGTACTCAATATCTGATCGCATGTTTTGTCCGTACTTAACTTCATCTTGCATTCTTAACTTTTTAGCAATCGGATTCACTTTTGCAAATGCCCCATTCTTTATGTCGTTGTGCAATAACTTAATTAACTGCGGTTTCTTGGTCATTTCTGTCCATGAATCATCATCCCAATCCTTAGTAAGTACTCTATGAGTAACTTCATATTCAGGATCTTTACTAATTTCGTTAGTAATTTCTTGGATATTTAATTCTACTTCACTCCGACCATAACTATTAGGCACATATTTCGATGCATTATCAGTTTCAAGTTCCAATGTATCTATCTCATGTCTCTTAATTAACTCTGCAATCGCTTCTTTGTTGCCTTTCAGTAGATCCACTGCGAAATTCAAGTCTTGTTGAGTGAGTTTCTCTTGCTCAATAGTGTCTATCATTGGTCTGTGTTTCTGAAGAGCTTGTGTCTTCTTAGTATAGTTTACAGCTTTTGCAAATACTCCGCCAAATTGTTCAATCATTTCCTTTTCAGTAAACTCGAACTCTTCACCGTCTGCTTTAAATCTGTATGTTTTACTTTCTACTGGTTGTGTCTCCAACTCTGCAGGTTTTGTTTCATCTTCAGGTTTTTCCTCTTCTTGCTCTTCTTGGTCCCCGTCGGTACCTTCTTCAGCTTCTTCGGAGCCTTCTTCTTCAGCTTCTTCTGGTTCATCTTCATCACCATTATTATCGGATTCCTCTTCAGGTTGTTCCAATTCAGCCTCTTCAGCTTCTTCAGTAAATTCCTCTTCTTCAGTACCATCTACTTCAATTTCTTCTTCTTCTTCTGTATCAGGAAATTCAGTAGTATCCATCCATCTTGAAAATTCTTCATCTGTCATAGTATCTGGACTCATTATCTTATTCCTTCAGCTAGATCAGCTTTAGCAGCAATTCCACAATCTGTTACATAGTCTATATATGCTTCTAAGTATTTAGCAGCTTTTATCTTTTCAAGAGAACTTTCTCTGATTACTTCATTTGGACTGATTAACTTTTTAGTTTCCTCAATCACCACATCTGTACAGAAGTTTCTTACGAATACTCTCTGGAATCTTTCATCTTTGAGTAGCCCTTCCAGGTCCTCGGCTAACGACACATCTTTACGTAACGACTCTTTTACTAACTCTAATTCCATTGAATCAGTCGAATTCATTTGGTTAATCATATTATGATTCCTTTCGATTGTTGATTTTAGTGTATTCCACTTTAGCTATTATAACTTCTCATAACTTAATTGCTGCTTATTTTTTAAGCAGTCTATTGCCTATTTTTTAAGCAACTCAGCTCTATCTACCACACTTATTGGTACTATTTTATTAGCAATATCTTCTGCAGACATTACTCCAAAGGTTAATCCTTGTCCAACTGAGCCTGCTGCACTTGCCAGATACTCTGCTAATCCTGGATTATTATGTCCGTATAAGTCTTTTGCAGCAGCTATTCCTTGACCTGCAGAATATCCTGTAAAGGCTGCTCCAGCTCCTGGAACAGTCTGTACTAAGTTTTTTGCAAGCATGTCTGGTCTATGTTTCATGTTACTAAGTATTATTGCCGCAGCATTTTGCCCTGTTTCGTCTATGATTACTTCAGTTTTATTTTTAGACTCCGCCATTTAACTACCTACTTCATTTTTGGTTTTGGTTTAGGTGTTGGTTTTTTAGTTTTACATGCCATCATTTACTCCTCATACTGGATTGATACTAAGTCTATTCTTTCTAACGTTAATTACACTGCGCCTTGAGCCACATACATTTCTGCTAACCCACCTCTCCCTTGAGCACTAGGTTGTTGCGCTTTACCAGCTTGCATTTCTTGTTGTATCAGCATTGCTGCTTGTTCTACTAGTTCCTGTGGAACACCATTTTGTATTAATTCTTCAGGAGTTATCCCTTGTTTAAGTAACTGTACAATTTCTTCAACCGTAATTGGTGCTTGTTGTTGTTGTTGTGCTATTGGCGCTTGTTGTTGTACAGCTGAAGCTGCTAATCCTGTTTCATCCATTATATCATTCCTTCATTTTGTGCGTATGCAGCTAATCCGTACGGATTTTCTTGTCTACGTGCTTGTTCTGCTGCCATTGCAGCCATTTCTTGTGCTTTTATTGCTTCTACTCTTTGAGCTTGGATTTGTTCAGCAAGCTTTTGTGCGCCAACTTGTTCACCAGTAGCTCTTGCCTCTGTCACTAACGGAGCAGCTTTTGCAGCGAATTTTTGATTTTCTACTACTTGTTTTCCAACTGCTCTGTAGCTTCTATCTTCTTCTGCTCTTTGAGCAGCACCTGACATTGTATCATCATTCATTATTGGATCGTACATTTTTAGCTCCTTGCTATGCCAACATTATTATCACCAGCGCGTATTTGCATTGCTGCTAATGTGGCTTGATGTTGTCTATCTTTTTCTTTTTCGTTCGCTGAATGTATTGAACTAAACCCATGATCTTTATCAACGTAGTTAAGGTCAACCATATCAGCATCACTATTAAGTTTTCTAGCTCTTGCTTTTTCAGATTCCATTTTAGCCATTTTTACTTGAGCATCAATTCTATCTTCACCAGCTCTAGCTTTATCTCTCTCAATCTCAGCACGTAGTTTATCATTTTCTAACTGAGCTCTTTCTAATTGTATTTGTTTCATTTGTTCAGCAGCTGGATCTGGTTCTTTTTTGAACTCTTTTATATCTTTTTCCATCTCAGGATCTCTAGCCAACTTTGCAATTTTTGCAAGTACTTTTTGAGTAATTTCAAATGGCATATTATTACCAAGTGTTTGTAACAGGAATGAGTATTGTTCAGCTCTTGCTGAATTATCTTCTGCTGTACTTATTGTAATCTCTATATCTAAGTTTCCTGCTAAGTCATCTCTACGTATAGGAGCAAATTGAGTGTTTGTTATTCGTATTACTTCTTCAGGTTCCATGAACTCTCCGAAGTAAGCCAACCACTTTCTCATTAGTGGCTTTATCATATTCTCTGCTATGTTTCTTACCAACGCAGTTCTACGCACACTCGTAGCATCTAATGCGCCTCGCGCACCTGTGGCAGTTGCACCAAGCGCAGACCCTGTAATTCCTCCACTGAATGATTTAACCCCAGTTTGAGCTTCTATCTCATTGTTCTGCATACCCAACATATCAAATGCACTACCAGGTATCTGATTATAACTTCCTTGCCAGAATTGGCTCATATTACCATTGTACTCGAAGTTGTCCCCTTTCAGGAACTTACGTCTATTGTTATCATCTAAGGCACCTCTAGCAAATCCTATTTGTCCATTATTTGATTTAGCCATGTTATCAATTATACCACGAGTAATTGCAGTCTTAACTTTTTGATTATCACCAATTATCTCAGCTAATGCTTCACCAAACATCTGGAATGGTATGCTATTGAATGGGACTATTACGAATGGAGGCTTATTATCAGGATATGGATTTGTTTGTAATCTTATGATTGTATTATTAACCCATGTACATACTATAGGCTCAACTTCTCCATCACCATCCACATCGTAGTATCCCCAGTATTCATATGCAAGTAGTTTACGTCTTGGTTCATCATTGAATTTGAATCCAGTTTGATCTTGGGATAAGTATCCATCAGCATCAGTTGTAGTGTCTCCAATTTGATCACCTAACTTATCTAAGTTTTTATATCTACCATCTTTTCGTAGTGTGCTCATATCTGTTTCATATCTATGTATTACAAATTGGCATTTATCTAATTCATCCATACATGTCGGGTCAATGAATATGTCTTCATTTCTACACACTTCAGCAGTTGGTTCGTTTTTAAGTATTTTAATTTTTGTTGTATCAATTACTTCTATAAATTCTCTTCCATACTCATCAACTGCAACAGATTCTGCTTGAATATCTATTTCGTCATCTTCATAATCCCATCCAGTTTTTACTACTACAGTACCTTCAGTTAATAGCACTTTTAATGCTTTCATTATGAAGTTATGTCTTGGGAATTTTCTGCAGAAGAATGTATTTAGTAGTAATTCGCTTTGAGTTGCTCCTGGTAAATCTTCTTCAGTTACTGGGTTAGTTTTTACTATATCAGGCGAACTTAGGAATGGATCTGCCAATGATGGGAGCATCCATGATATTTGTTTTGCTATATCTTTACTTACTATGCGAGATTTTCCATCAACTTCATTTCCATACTCTTCACCAACTGATTGACTTCTCCACTCTTCTCTCTGAGCTTGCCACTCTTGTTGATGCGATTCAGATGATCTGAAATCTTCTTTAAGCGCTGTTAAAATTTCTTTCTTATTGACTTTCATCCGCATTCCTATAGTATATTGCTTAGTATTGTTGCTATTTTATCCAACACTTACTTAATCGCATCTTTATTTACTTACATCTTCTTTTATTCTAAGTCTATCCACTTTATACGTAGTTGGTATTTCATTTACCACTGCTTCTATGTCAAATGTAAATTCACCAGCTTCTTTAAAGTCTGCTGCTGTTGGTTGAAACCTTACTTTTCCAGCTAGTGGATCAGTTACTACACCAATTATTATGTTGGCTAATTTAGTATTATCCTTTATGTACCCAAATTTTACTACTGCATTTGTTAAGTTAACAGGTTCTCCATTTATGCTTAATGATGCCTCTATAGGATATAAGTCTCCTCTTACTCTTACTAACATTGCTCACTCCTCTATGATTTTTACATCTGCATATATAACATCAATTATTATATCTGCTTCTAATTCTTGTACTATTATATCACATTCAATCAAATCTGTTTGCACAATTACATCATACTCATCAATTATTATGTCTGCATCAATTTGACTCATAGGCAAATATATTATTCCACCAATTGTTCTAAGCATTTTTAATGCTGTGCTTCCTGTAGCAGCCAGTGAATTTTCTACTAACCATTCACCTACTGTCATGGTAATACCTTATTCCACACAGCATCAGCAATTTCTTCTTTTGTCGGTCCACTCTCTATCACATTAGTCAATTCTCTATTGTCTCTACTCCATACAGCATCAGCTATTTGAGCTAGTGTATATGATACTCCAGAGCCACTTGAGACTATTGCAGTATTAATAACCGATCTATTTATAACTAGGTCAGTTTCTTGTCCTACATTATTCTCCATTACTGGAAGTGTAGAGTCCTGAGCATAGAACGCTCCGTTAATAACTACAGCTACACCATCTATAGTTGGAGGAACTCCTCTCCAACCTAAATCATTTCGCATAAATAGATATATACCTACAGCTTCACCAGTTTGAGAATTAACTATGTCACCACCAATTGTTCTAAAGGCTTCCCCATATTTAGAATTATCCCCCGTGAGGTACCAGTCTATATACTCAGTCCATAGCTGCTGAGGAGTAAAAGTTACTACTCCATTTGATACAGCACTCATGTTAGATTAGCTTTACCCAAAACTCTGAGTTTATTAATCGTATATCCTCTATAGTTTGTTCAACTAGCATATCCCCACGCTCAATCATTGCTACCGTTGCAATATCTATAATCTCGTGAGTAGATATTTGACTAAACATATTAGGAGTGATTAACGCTTGGTTTTCATAGTCAACGCTAAGTACAATCCAGCCTTCTGGTGCAATCATAATAAAATCAGACATTTTTAACCTCTTTAATACGAATACCATTTGCTATTAACTCTGCTGATGGGATTTCTTTTTTATTAGTTGTGTACAACGTAACCTTAGTCTTTTTATAGACGAATACTCCAGCAATATAACCCATAGCCGAGCCATTCCAAAAGTATTGGGCAGTCTCTTTTCCTAAGTCAATGATGACTAATTTTCCAACAGTTGTTATCATATGTTTCCTTTTATAGATTTAATAATCCCCTCCTAGAAGGAGACGATAATCTTAGTCTGCTGTTCTTATAGCGCTAATAGAACCACCAAGGGCAACTGTATTCTCGAACGTTTTAATAGGGCTAACACCACCAGCACATACTCTAGCAAATAGTGTTATAGGTGAATGGTAAATTGTTGTAAATGTCCAGTCTGTAGCTACTAAAGCCATTTCGAATCCTTTGTTTTAATTTTATAATTATAGCATAATATCAAGAAAAACAAACTATTTCGATAGTTAGCTTCTATTTAAGCCCCCATCTAGCTTTTACGGCTCTTGAATCAACATGAGTTCTGTTACTATATAAGCCGACACCTTTACTTGTAGGGTATTTTTTATCATAGTAATCGTATACTTTTTTAGGGGGTATTTGTGTTTTTATTCCGTCTTTGTAGTAAAAGAATTTATGGTCGGCTGCTTTAGCTTCTATGTGCGTAGATTTTGAACTAAATGGAACATAGTTTTTTACTTCTTGCTTTTGTACCTCTTCATTATGTTTTTGACATCTGTCGCCACCTGTAATTTCTACCATTATGTTAGACTTATACTCTACCGCAAGACTATCCGCTGCATCTTGAATCATTACTACAAGCTCATAATCTACCGTGTCAAACCCGCATCCACACTCACACTCAAATTCTTTTCTACTTAAGTTTTTTGTTAAGTCACCCATATTTATTCCTTACTAAATGTTTGCGTATTTCTGATATCTAATAATGGTATAGATATATAATCAAGATACCCTATGAACAATATAGAAATTATTATGCCAATTATTAATAATTCGTTTTTCATTTCTTATCTGTCAATCTACGACTATAATTGGTGCACCCACTACACAACATCTCTTTGTATTTTTTACTAAATGATTGATATGCTACCCTTGACATAACTAGAAACAAAGTGAGACCCATCACACTAATGTGATAGTCTTCCCATACGTCTCTAAGATATTGAAACTCTCTACTGATGGTTAAGATAAAAAGTCCACAAATGAAGATAAAGCTATTCAAACTCGTTCGCCAAACTCTCATCCTCAAGGAGAAAATAAAAGATAAAATTATGAAAATCTGAACGCCAAATAACACACTCATTTTTCAACCCTTATCGCTACAAACTTATAGTATAAGCGTATCATATCTTTACCTAGCATTGCAGTAGTTCCAGCTATTCCTACTTTTAGGTATTCGTGCCAGTCTGAGCAGAATTGCACCATTGCATAGTAAACAGTTACCATTACAACGCCACCGATTACGGAGTTTATGAAGACTAATAAAGTCGCTTTGACTACTCCAAGTTTTTCAACTAAAGTGTTCTCAGTTATCATCTCCTCAACGTAAAAAAGAAATGCCAAAAACGTACCTATCAAAAAGAGCCATATTAGCTTTACATCAACATCCATCCGAAACCTTTAAACCATTTTTTATATTATATCTTATTTTCTTTGCATTCACTCAAATTACTATCTGAATATCCGATATTTATCGTCACTGCACCGTTAGTTTCTCTCTCAACAACTGCACCGCCTATTGCGAGCAATACTGCTACAATTATTTCAATCATTTCTTTACTCCTACAATTACAAGACGTTTATACATTTCAACTTCTTTCTTGTTGTCGTTTTTATATGCACTATCACCAAACCATTTAACAGCTAAATACATACTTCGTGCTTTAATTTTAGATACACCATCATCTATCATAGCGTCATAGAAGATCTTGTCACATATAGCTTTAGGTAGCCAATGACTAGAATAAAGAGCATCATGTAAACAAGCTGCTCTGTCGTACTCTTGACCATTGCTGGGCATTATGTTAGTGATAATAGTCGGGATTGAAGCAAAGTCGAAGTCGAATCCTTTTAGCACTCTGACTTCATACTTATCATCTTCCCATATCAACGGTTGCTCTACTATCCAACAGTTGTCTTTAGCTACATTTCGTTTAGTGATAAGGTCTGTTTTAAACATCATAGCGTACTAGCCAACAAAAAGAAGTTATCAATAGCTACACTATCCATACCTAGTGATGTTGCCATTGCCATTAACTGTGCATTATCACGTCTCCACTCTAAAGCAAACTCATAGAAGTCTTTAATATCCTGAGTTGCTGTTAGCATTGAGTCTTCTATCTGATGTCTAAGCCCTATCTGTGATAGAGCTAATCTAGCTTGTAGTGGTGTGATTACAGTTGGTGCAATTACCACTACTGGAGGATTCAAATGTGCCTCAACTTCTTCTACTGTCATAGCTACTTTATCGCCTATTAGATGGTCTTGTGAACCATCTAATTCATAGGCATATACTTCGTTGTTTTGTTTATAGTATTTCATTATCTTAATTCCGTCCATTTAGCTATTGATTTATTACTTGCGTAAGAGTATTTACCTAGAATTGGTACTACTGTCTGCAAATTTGTTCCAAACACCCCAGTTTCAGTATAATTATTTGCCACTATAGTACCATTAACAGTCAGGGCATTAGATGATGGTGTAGATGTGTTAGGGGTTGATACGCTTATTAATATAGCCTTACCAGTGCTATTTGTATAAGTAGTCCCTAGCACTCTACTAGCAGTTACATCCTGCCAAGTCTGTCCTACGCCAATACTCTCTACTCTACCATTAGTAGTCATATACCCTTTAACTGTAGCACTTGATACTCCAGCAGTTCCAGTTGGGGTTAGTGCATAGGTAAACACAATAGTAGTGGCTGTTACACTTGTTACTAGATGTACACCATTAGGAATATTTGTTGTAGCTGTTAATCCGCCTACTTCAATGTAATCACCTGCTACAAAAGTATGAGATGCTACATTGAGTGTGATAGTTGTGGTGACATAGCTCCATGATGTAACTGTTACTGGTGTTGGCTTATACGAAAAGTTTGGTGCTGTTGGTGTTCCTGTAAAAGCAGGACTTGCTAAAGTAGCGTATATTGTGTCAAAATAAGTTTTTAAAGTTGCTTTTGTATTCGCCCAAGTTAGCTTTTTTAATCCAAAGGTTGCGGCACTATCAGCTATTGCAAATTCATCTGCATCAGCTGGAGTTGTTTTTGTCATGGCTGAATTGATAGCATTGGCAACATCAGTTATAGCTCCCCAAGTAGTCCCATTCCATACTTCTGCACTAGATAGAGTTGTATTGAAACGCATATAACCACTAGCTGGAGCTACTGGGCGTTGAGCAGTTGTGCCACTTGGTATATACGCAGCACCAGTATTACTATCCTTTTGAACACTTGTATCTAAATTTGCCTTACTTGTATCAGAGGGGTGCACATGGTCTTGCCTCGCAGCCTCTGTATTCGTTCCAACTGCAGCAACACCATCAGCTAGTGGAGCTACAGAGGCTAGTCCAGTGATAGCATTAAAACTTGTCCCAGTAGCTACTCCGATTGAAGGAGTTACTAATGTAGGAGAAGTACTTAGAACCACGCTTCCTGTTCCAGTACTTGTGGTTGCACCTGTGCCACCACGGAGTACTGGTAGGGTTCCAGTTGTTATCTTGCTTGCATCCAATACAGGTATATCAGCAGCAGCCAACGTATCGCCAGTAGTGACGAGTCCTTTTGCGTCATATGTTATCTTGGTAGCAGTTCCAGCAACTATCGCTAGGTTCTCATCTACTTTAGTATCTAGTGCAGTCTGCAATCCAGTTAACGTAGATATTGTATGCGTATGACTATCATCTGCAACGGTAGTAGCAATACTTATATTTCCACTTACATCAAACGTAGCTGTACCAGATACATCTCCAGTTAGTGTTACGCTATCACCTTCTTGTACTGTTCCATTTTCTACAGTATCTAGTCGATCATTAAGCACCTTGCCTTGTGCAGCAGTTAGTGCCTGAACTGTACTCGTACTAGTAAGTGTATCATTTAGTTGCACATACCCACTTTGTGTTGTGCTAGCTATTGGGTTTGGTTCACTAAACTCACATAGTAGTGTGCCACTAGATGAGTGTTGTCTTAGAACATATGCACATGTTTGATACATACCACTAGTAGGCTTAGTGCTTGTGAATCCACCAGTAGTGTTTGGATATAGTATAGTTCCTACAGTGAACGCATCTGTGTTTACGCCATCTTTTACACCAGTATTTACTACTAGTCCTATATCATTATTTAACAGTGTATTGTGTACTATACCTATTGCTATTTGTGTTTGTGGATCTGTTACTGGTTCTATTAGTACATAGTCTGTTCCAGGTTGAGTACTACTAGCGTATACTACTGTTCCTATATTTATAGTGGAACCAGTACTATTTCTTACTTTGTAGTGTACATGGTCTGCGCCTACAGTATTTAATATGTTATCTATAGTCTTATTTGTTAGTGTTTCAGTAGCAG